GGATGCTAGAAGCGGGAAGAGAGGCATGGAAAAACGGACTTAATTCTGACATTCCTAGTACGTTGGTGAGGCATATACTCGAAGCGGCTATTCGCTGGCAGTCGGAGGAAGCAAAAGGTCCAACAGATAAACAGTTCGGAGAGATGGTCAAGGATTGTGGAGATGCTAACCCTAGCAACAAGTGGGAATCCTTTGCAGAGTGGAATAGGGCGATCATTCTTTGTGGAGAATGGGAACGCCGGATGTACCTTGTGCCTGAGCCGGAAATGATTGGAGAAGATACTATTTCTGAATTCTGTTCTCGTTATCAACAAACGGAGAAAGCAATTCTCGAAGCATACCGTCGCGGCAAGAAGGATGGCGCGAAATGAAGCTGTGTAAGGGGTGTTATGTACTCGCTATGAAGGCGGGGAATATGGAAACGATTAGGAGGCTTGTAGAATCGGGGAAGTTTTTCTGTGTTTATGGCAAGCATGAATGTGGCAAGAAGGATGGATCGAAATGACCATCGAATTAGAAGGTAGAAGTTGGGTAGTGCTTGGGAAAAACGGTAAACCCAAACGGGAGCGCTACTATAGGGGAGTATTTCGTTTCAAGCGCGGACAATATGTTTGGGTTCGAGATGCGGGTCACTACAAGAACCATCGAGGAAGTGGCGGTTTCGCTATTGTTAAAGCAAGAGTACGGGAGCGTCATTATCATCATGATCGTCAACCGTTTTACCCGAACGGAGAGGGATATACGTTGGACGGATATTTGTATTGGGACTGCTACCCCGGTTGCCGAGTGTTTGCAACGAGGGAAGAGGCTATCTCGGCGAGGATGGGAAAAATAAAATAGTTGTAGACGCGCAGGAGAATATGTTGTAGGCTGTTCTGAGGGATGAATATAGCAGCAAGCGCCAGTTGGGAGGCTGGTGTACCGAGAAGAACGGAATTCCGTTGGGATACATTGACGTAAGCGGTGGAACGAATAAAGTAGATAGCGATACGGTGCGTTGGCAAGTCCCTCCTTTCTCTGCGCCTGCTTCCGAACGCATAGCGTGGGTTGAGGAAATGATTTCTGAGGGTGAAGGATTTCTTTCTGCCCAGAAATGCTATCAGGAACTAGGAAAAAACCTTCGCGTATTTGATGCGGCGTTTAGGGACAAGTCCCGTAGTTCGTTGATAACGAACGAATTAAAGTACGATATACGAAAGTTTTGCGAGACCCTTTCTGAAGTTCGAGAAATTGCCGGATACGCCAGTGATTCCCCCGCATACAAGAAAATAGCTGAGATGCTTACAAAGGTCTCAAAGTGCGTTTATTTTGAGTCTGATTTTCCCTTCCAAATCCTAAAAGTTCTGCAATACGCAGCGGTCATGGGTATCGGATACCTGTGGCCTAAAGTCAGTTCAGACGAATATGGATACGGCGAGAGGAAGATGCGCTTCGACGCTTTGGGACTTTTGGATGTAGTACCAGTCCAGATTCCGAAGTCGAACGACGTGCAGGAGGCCTATGCAGTAACAATTTACGACTACATGCCTATAGCGGAAGCGCATGGAAGATTCCCTCTGTTCCAGAAGAAGCTACAGACGGTAGGGCGTAGGAACTACGCAAACCAAGTTCAGGCAAGGCGTCAGGACTTTGCAGAGCGGTATCGTTATGGTGATGAGGGTAGGAACTTTGGGAACCTATACACGGAAATACGTTATACATTCATTAGGGATTTGAGGATAAACACCTATAGGGATGAACACGACAATCCATTAGAGCTTCCTATGGGCGATCCTGGAACATCATGGTTCTATAAGGTTCCATCAGTAGGACAACAGATATTAGGTGGGGTAGAAAATGGAAAACCCGCATATCGTACAGCGATGCCCGAAGACTGTAGAATATATCCTAACCTTCGCCTAATCATCACATCTAGTGGACTAGACGAACCGATGTATGACGGTCCTGCGTTCGATTGGGACAGCAAAATGCCAATCATTCAATATACGGTTGATGATTGGGCGTGGGAGCCGATGGGACGGTCTCTGGTAGGAGACGTGGCAACAATCGAAACCACGGTTCGTAAGCACGAAAGGAAAATGGATTCCGTCATAACCGTCAGATTGAATCCTCCCATGGGCTACAACGCCGATGAAAACGGTGGACAAAAGATTGAGCACATGGACCTGTTTGATGAGGACGTAAGGCTAGGACTGTTTGGTGGAAAGCCAAAGGAGACCTTCCAATCTGTTCTTCCAGATGAAGTAAATGTATCGGAAACGAATTTCAAGTTCTTAGAATATCTCGGAAAGAAGAGAGAGAAGCAATTAGGATTGCAAGACCTTGGCAACATGGCAAACTTGAAGTTGAATGTTGCCAGCGCAGACGCGATGGATAAAGCGATTGAGTCTATCGGTCCTATCGCCAAAGGAATTGCAGCAAGAGTCGAGAAGGCCAATAAGGCTGTAGGAAACAGGGTTAAGTTCTTGATTTTGCAATACTTTACCACTGAAAGGATTATGTCCTATGTTGGCCCTGACAGTGTTGCGCCAGAGGTATTTGACTACAATCCGAACGATCTTGTTCCTAGCCACATGCCAGATGAAATGATAAATGGGAATTTTCCAAATGCTTCATCGGTATATGACAAGCTGACAAGGGCGCGGTGGTTTGCGAAGCAGATTAGGCTTCTTCCTGTGGCAGGTACTCTGCTGAAGCTGACGCAGCAAGCCGAACAATTGAAGTTTCTGACGCTGAAGAGAACGCCAGATTGCCCAATAAGCTGGGGAACTGTATTTAAGAAGTTGGATATACCCGACCCCGAAGGCGAGATGCAGAAGTATTTCAAGGAGCAAGTACAGTTGACGAAGATGAAGATTATCGCGGCAGCACTTGCGCAGGAAGAAATGAAGAAGCTAGGAATGCAGCCTCCTCAAGACGGTAAGGGGCCAGGACAGAAGAGTGGAGCGCATCCTGGAGGTAGGCCGGGAGGAGAAGGAAAGAATCCAAAGCCTGCACGGTTGGCACAAAAAGGCGGATCGGGTGGAGAACCAAGGCCGGTAATCAAACAGTCGTAGGAACTAAAAGAATAAACATTAAGGAGACCGAATGGCGATCAAGATCAAGGCTCAAAGAGACTACCTTTTAACTGAACTTTCCGTTGAAGGAAGTGTTTCGGAGATAGATGATGTCCTGAAGGCAATCAGAACTAGCGGAAAAACAATTGTGTTATATAACGATGGACACATTCAAGGAATCAACGTAGAACAAAAGACAAAATTGACAGAGGGACAATCTAACAAAGTACGGGAGTTATTAAATGTAAAAGATGTGATCTTGTAGTTTACCACTTCCGTAGGCGCAGTAGTAAATTATTTTCAACTATTTTGAAGATTTTGCTTGACAAGCGTCTTGATTTGTACTATCTCTTGTAAAGACGCAAAAGAATAAGCGGCGTCAAAATATAGTGCGCGGCCCCTTTGGGACAACTGGCGACTAGGCGAATATGGCCTAGCCGCCATTTTTCGTTTACTCCAAACGAAGTCAAACCAAAGGAGAACATCATGGCAAAGCGTCATTCGAAGAAGGTTGAAGCAGGTCTCATCAAGAAGGTAGCTGCGAAGAAAGCTCGCGGCGTTAAGGGTCGCGCAAAGCGCACCGCTCACAAGCTGGCTATCAAGGGCTAATCGTTAGCTATCAGCATATAAAGGAGAAACACATCATGGCAAAGCGTTACGCAAAGAAAATCAGTGCAGTTGGCGTTAAGCACCTTCGGAAGGCTTCTCACAAGCGTAGCCGTAAGGGCGCAGCTAGGAAGACCGTAGTTAAGGCGTAATCGAACCGTTTCCCCACCAGTGGCTAGACTGCCGGTGGGGAAACAAGTAATGGAGACGCAATGGCTACAGCAGGTACACCAATGCCGCAGGATCAACAGGGTCAGGGAGCACCACCGCAGGGTGGAGCACCGGATGCTGGTTCCCAGCCACCTCAACAGAGTGGACAGGATACAGCTACAGGTTTGCAACAGCTTCTGGCCAAGTGGTATCAGGCGGCGAAGCAGATGGCGCAGGCCGATCCTCGTTTGGCAGCAGGAGCAAACAAGGTAGCGCAAGGTTGTCAAGAAATGCAATCAGCACTAATCACACCTCAGCAACCAACGCCCCAATCACAACAACCGATGTATTAATAACAACTTCCGGGAGAAGATGACATTATGGCATTAAGCACAGTACAAATCGATTTGTTGAAACAGACGGGTTTCACGCAGGAGCAAATTGACGCTCTCGATCCTCGTCTGGCGAATGTGTGGACAGGGATTACATCTGCCGCCGAACAGAAGGAAAAGGAAGCCGTAGCAGCAGCAGCAAGGGCGGAAGCAGACCGTAAGGCCGCAGAAGAATCAGCAAAGCAGGCTGAACAAGTACGAATTGAAGCACAGCAAGCAAGGGATGCGGCGGAACTTGAAAAGCGTTCCACTACAGAGTTTTATGAAACAAAGGTTATGCCTGGACTCCTTGGATTTGATGAGGAGAGGAAACAGTTGGAAGCGGCAAGGATTAACGCTGAGTCGAAGGCTACATTTTATGAGACTCAGGTAAAGGGATTGAAGGATGCCGGATTCCTACCTACCGATGCTCCTGCTTTTGTAGTTCCTAACACACCGCCAGTGAATAACACGGGAAATCGAGACGGGCAAGGACGATTTGTGGCAGGTACAAACGGAAGTCCAGTTTTCGACCCTAACACGATGGTTAGTAAAGTTGGGGACGCGTACAACGCAATTAACGACATCATGTACGAACATCAAGTTCTTTTCGGTAAGCCCCTTCCTATCGCCCCAAGCCAATTGATTGCACAAGCAGACGCGTTGAAGTTGAGTCCTGCCGCTTATGCGGAACGGACGTTTAACTTTACGGCGAAGAAGCAGGAGATGGCGGAAGCGGCGAAGAGAGAGCATGACGAACAGATTCGTGCAGCAGAACGCACCGAACAGGAAACCAAGTGGAAGGCAGAACTAGATAAGGTTCGTTCTGAAGCTGAAGCAAGTCGTAAGAAGTTGGCAGAGGGAATGACCGGAAACAACCCTGAAGTTAGGGTAGCCGTATCATCCAAGATGCCAGAGATTGCCCGTGCAGTTAAGGCGGGAGATCGTCCTGATCCGTTGAAGATGACGGATTCCGCACGCAGACAAGCAACGAGAACAGCAATCCATAACGATCTTGCAGAACGGGAACAAGCAGTAGCGTAAAACCTAAGTTGCTAGTATAACATGACTTAGGAGGAAACAAATGATGGAACGCGACTACAAAATCGTCAAGAAAGACCGTGAGGGGTTGGATGCTGTAAGGCGTCCAACCGCTATCGAAGTTGCTTGGGCGGCTGGTATATACGAAGGCGAAGGAAGCTGCGTAACAACAAGAAATACCAAAACTAGTACCTCTTTTGCGGTCTGTGTTCCACAAAAAGACCCAGAGTTGCTTTATCGATTGCGGGATTTGTTCGGCGGAAGAATAAGCCTCTACAACAGAACTTTTAACGGAAATATTTGCCCAATTCATCATTGGAAAATTTGCGGGGATAGAGCAAGATCTTTTATTGCGTTGATCTATCCATTTTTAACTGCACGCAGGAAATTACAAGTAGAAACTACTCCAGCAGGAGAGTTTCTTTTGTTGGTTGATGATTTAATAGGGTTTGATGTAAATCTTGGTCCATCGCAGGTGTATGAGAGCTTATGGAATAGGATTTACGAATACGACGCACAGCAACGACAAAAGGCTTTAGAGCACAAGCGCCAAAGAGAAAAAGAATGGCGTTCAACCAAAGGGCAAGAGCCAGAATTTAAGGACCACAAACGTCTTGTCCGTCAACAACGCAGGAAAAATCAAAAGGAGCAGTCACAGGCCGAAGCTAATAAGTTAGTAGCTATTGCCTAACTGAAAGGATAATAACATGCCATTTACACCACAAGACCCGACCTACGGAGAAATCGATAGTTCAAACCTAGAGTCCGTAAGACGTGAAACGGTATTTAATAACTTCTTTGTGGGTACCCCATTTCTTGAGAAGTTACGTGTTGCTGGTGTAGCTGACCCCTATCTTGGCGGCGCTGGCATGACTGAGGGCATTCTATATGCTCGTCCACAGGGTCTCGCCGTAAGGCCAGGTCAGGATATTACAGTAACTCGTCAGCAGATCAATACTAAGCTGAAGTTCTGGCCGAAGGGCTACGTTTCATATTTCCCTATGGATGACTGGGAAATGGACGATGGCTCTGGTCAGGGTGGAGTGATTAACTCCGGTCCAGCGAAAATCTGCGACACCTACACGCTCTTCCTCGAAGGGCTTACGATGCAGATCAATACCATGCTGGAAATGGACTCTTTCAGGCATGGACAGGCATCGTCCAGCACGATCACTGACAACCGTATTCTGGCATCGAATGGTTTGGATGAAGCCTTGAATAACGGTACTGATACATCTCTGTATGGCAACCGCTATACCTCCTACGGCGCACTACAGAGGAACGGCAATATCGGCGTTGCCTTGAACGTCACTCCTCTGTATCTAGGCCAGCAGGTAACTGGTGGAACGACCGCTGCTCCTGTAACCAGCAACCCAGGACAGATTGATTTTGGTGCGTTGATGAACCTCTGGACCCGTTGCAAGGAAACAGGTGGTCAGCCTACGCTCGGAATCACAGGCGCTTTTGGATTTGCTGCAATTGCGACTGCTTTGGACACATATCGCAGGGATGTATCGAATATCAAGCATGATATTCGTTGGGATGCGCTGTCGTTCAACGGAGTTGATATTTTTGCCGATCCTCTGGCTCCATCTGCACAGGCACAGAACTTCATTGCTCTTGGACAGAATGCTGGTGCGGCAGGCAACACGAACTTGGTTGACGGTGTTGGATCGAACACGACCACGATTCAGTACCAGACACCTCAGTTCACGAATGCAGCGGGTGGTTCAATCAACTTCTCGCCTACCAACTCTGGTTTGCCGTCGAATGCTTTGATTCAGCCTTCGGAAGCTCTTTACTTCCTAGAGCCTGATAGCTTCAAGCTGCGTACCACGGACAAGCCTGGATGGAACTTTGGCATTCGCAGGACTCAGTTGCCTTACAATGTTAGCATCGACGCTATCTTTATGCGCTTGGCTACTAACTTGTACAACTGCCAGCCACGGCACTCGAACTACGCGTTTGGTTTTAGCGCCTAAGCGGAGTATTAAGTCAACGATTTTGTAGCAGTTGAAGTTAAGGAGAATCTACAATGCCTTTTGTAAATGCACTACCAACATGGCTTGCGTTGAACAATGCCAACTTTACGTCTCCTAGCGGGATGACTGACGCCGCAACAGGCCAGACGGAGTACGGTGGCGGTCTGAATGTAGGAGACTACAGCGACTACACAAACGATCAAGCCAGGCTTGCATCCTACACGACTAACGGGATTCTGTATGCTGGACGTTATCGTTTTGTGCAGGTTGACTCTGGAGCTACCGCTGCGAACGTGAAGACGGGAACTGTCGGGTACATGCGCGTGGGTTCAACAGTTAAGACTGTTGTTGTTACCTCGCAGGGAACTGGACAGACACCCGGAACCTATCTAGTAGGATCGACGGGTGGAGGTGGAACAGGAGCCGTAGTTCAGGTTGTTGTATCTAGCGCTACGGCTATTACCGCCTCTGTGGTTAGTGGTGGTTCTGGATACACTTCAGTTCCGACATTCACTCTTGCAACCGGGGGAACGCCTGGAACGGTTGCTGCACAGATGGATGCTTCGGTGAACGTGGTTACGAGTGCCGATATTGCGACCAATCCTGTTCGCCCGGTGGTGTTCTTAAATTCGATCACTCCTGGTAATTACGGATTTGTTCAAGAGCTTGGCATTGCAACTGTTCTTGGAGCGGCCTTAGTAGGGACAACTACTCTTCCATGCCTTGTTGTTGGACCGGCAGTTAGTTCAAATGGAACGGTTACCACGGTCGCAGATGGAAATATTACCACGTTGACTTTGGGCGGGGCTCTCGATGCTCCGGGAGCAAACTCTACATTGTTTAAGGTGCTGTTGCAGTACGCTCCAACGGTTCAAGACTAACGATTAGTAATGGGGGGCGGTGCAATATCCGCCCCGTGCTCTCTTGCAATAAGGAGAAACGATGCAACCTACACTGTTGAAGGGCTACCCGGACTTGATTGGAAGACGGCAGGCGTGGACTGAATATGTAAACGGCCCTGCGTCCTATGTTGCCGGGGGTGATCCTGTAATCCTTCCTTTGTATGGGATTCACATTGACGATGTTTTTGGTCCTGTCTACAGTATGAGCGGAAACTATTTAGCTACACCTATTCCTTCGGGAGTTGGTCCAAGGAATACGTGGAAATTAAAGTGGGCAGCATCATCCACTTCTTCATCGGGTGGTTCGTCCGCTGTTACAGCTAAACTAGGAAGTGCCGCGAACTATGCGTTGTTGGCGTACTCAGGAATTACGAATACAGGAGCTACGTTAATTACGGGTGGTAATGCTGGATCGTATCCTACCGCTACCATTACTGGATTAACGGCAACAAACTTCTCAGCCCCTGCGGCCATTGATAATGCGGATGCTCAAGCCGCCCAGACAGCATTAGCGTCGGCAATTACGTACTATCAAGGACTGACTCCTACCCTATCTGGTCTATCGAATTTGAGTACGGGTGGAAATGGCAGCACAGCGGCGACGTACACTCCTGGAAATTACTTTTCAGTAGCCGCTTCTAGTTTGACAATGCCAACGGGTATTATTCTAGACGCGCAGGGCAATCCGAATGCACAGTTTGTATTCGTTGCAGGCTCGACCATTAACTTAGCGAGTGGACAAACAGTATCATTAGTTAATGGAGCTACGGCAGCTAACGTAGTGTTTGTAGCTGGAAGTTCCTTTACTAGCGTTGCTACTTCAACAATGAATGGTAACATCCTAGCAGTAGCAAGTGTCACCTTGGGTGGAGGAATACAGAATGGTCGTGCGCTAGCAAATACTGGAGCGGTAACTATTGCGGCGGCAACTACTGTGACTGTCGTATCCTCGATTAACACATCTACAGGAGAGGTACCAGCAGGAACCAATTTATCCGCTGAAGTAATGCAAATTAGCGGATATTGTGGAGATTACTAACGAGTTTTTGATTTGTGATTCAATCAAGTTTTGGTGGTTAAGAAATAAGGAGAGACAATGCTTTTAACGCTGCTTCATGGTTATCCAGATTTAATCGGACGCAAATTTGCATGGGTAGGATACGGAAACGGTCCTACGTCCTATGTAACTACTGGCGATCCCGTGTCTCTTCCTCTTCCGTATACGTATATTGACGCGATCTTTGGGGGAACTATTACAGTAAGTGGTACGTACTATGTAACTCCTTCGATTTCACAAATAGTGACTCGCCCAGCGTGGAAACTGATATGGAACTACGCTACGGCTGGCAGTGTGGCGAGTGTCGCACAGAACGTAGCTGGTACTGGCATGACAGCAGGAACGTATACCGTAACAGCGACTACGGGAACGGCACAGATTACTGTTGTTGTGGCAACTGCTACTACATTAGGCGCAATTACGGTTATCAATCCGGGTTCTGGATATACAACAGCGCCAACATTTACGCTGACCGGAACAGGCGGAACTCCAGCTACACTGACGGCTACGCTTTCTACGATCAATGGCGCTGTACCGGCAGGAGCTAACTTGTCGGCAGAGAGTATTCAAATCGCAGGGTATGGTGTTCAGAGCTAAACGAGTTTTCACGAAGTCTTCTCCCCGGAGACACAAAGGCGGTTTAAGTGGAGTGATCTGCTAAGCCGCCTTTAATTTAGGAGATAGAATGCCGAAGAAGCAAAAATCGAACTGGATGGAAGACGGAGATGATGCACATTTCTCCGATAATCCTGCCGTTGACAAGAAGACGCGAAAGAAGTGGCGGGCGGAAGAAAAGAATCTTGTAGTCTCATCGGTTAAGGGCCATCCTTCGTCGAAGGCAAAGGCAAAGAAAAAGGGTTTTGCAAAGAAGTACGCAGTAAAAAAATAAGGAGAAACATCATGTTGCCGAAGTCTACTGGAATTCACAAGGCACTCAAAGCGAAGCACAACATCCACAAGCATTCCTCAGCCAAGAAGGAAATCGTGTTGACCAAAGCGACGACACATAACCTCAAGGCGGGACTGAAACACAAGTCCAAGAAAGCGAACGTGGGCAAAAAGGTTGCGGTCAAGAAGTAGGAGAGAATCGATGACGAAGAAAACGAGCAAAGTGAGTGTTAAAACAATCGCGCCATCTGCGAAGCCGGTAGGAATTTTGCACAAGCAGAGCAAGCGCAAGGGACGCAGCGTAAAGGCAATGGCTAAGAAGTCCTGCTGACGATAGCGGGACTTCGGGTTAAGCGGTAGCGGTAGGAACAGGAGCAGCAATTATGAGCTTGGGGACAATGATTCAGTCACTTCTCGGAACAATACCAGGAAGTAACTACGGTCTTGTCAAAACAAGTATAAACGATGCCTTCAGGAAAATACAAGATGAAAATACGTGGTCTTTCCAGCTAAAGACTGGAGGTTGGTTAACTCCTAGTTTGTTAGGTGGACCCAACACTGCATTTCTAAGCCCCGGAACAATCACAGTAGTACCATTCACAACCACAATCACTGGCGATGCGGTTGCAACGGCTGCATGGACGGCTAACGTCCCTTACCCTCCGCTTCTGACACAGCAGCAGATTCGCGTTCCCTACTATGACGTGTATTCCATAGTTGCGGTAGGAAACAACGGAACTGTGGGCTACGCTACAGTCTCTACCGCTGGCTCTTCACAGACTCCCGGCACATACACCGTCCCCGTTCTCGATCCTGATATGGGTTATGGTGGAACCGTATCAATCACTGTAGATGATAACGGAATAGTGACAAAAGCTCCGTTATTATTGACGGCAGGAAGTAACTACACGACTCCGTACATTACATTTTCAGAGGGTGGAACCCCTGCCACGTTCGCAGTTACTTTAATTGCGACATTGACGATTGATAGACCTTGGACCGCCCCTCCAGCACAGTCTTCAAACTACATGATTTACCAAAGCCTGTATCCCGCCCCCGCTGGTTTTAAGAAGTGGTTTTATATAAGCGACGTACAGAATAACTGTGGTATGGATTGGTGGACTAAAACGGAAGTAGACTTATCAAACGATGATCCTGAAAGGACTATATTTGACCAACCTTACTATGTTTGTACCTATGGTCAGGATCAGAGGCCGGGAAGTGCCACGGCAGGTCAACTACTCGTAGAACTATGGCCTTCTCCAATTTCTGTTTTGACCTACTCGTTTGGTTGCTTGTGTAATTATCCTCCACTGGTTAATAACACAGACACAATTCCTTATCCCTTAAACGATGAAATCGTTAAGTGGAGAGCAAGGGAAATACTTTGCCAATGGAAAGAAGGAAGCAAGGGTGATAATCTTGAGCGCGGTTCAGGTGCTAACTGGCAGTTCTTAAGTAAGGCAGCGCATGAGGAATACAAAGACTTGTTGAGACAGGCAAGGATTATGGACAGTAACCTTGTAAGTTTGTATTTCGCCAAGTCTCGTCAGCTACCGCCGTTTGGAGGAGAACCTTTTTCCAGTCCGGGTGGACAGACGAATATTGGGTGGTATTAAGTAGCAGAAGGAATCGAAGGAGGCATAGGTTATGCCGAACTACGCAACGAATGGACAGGCAAAACTGCTCAGGGACAACACGCAAGGTATTCTATGGGCAGGAGAAAGCGTTCCTGTGTCAACATTGAGTATTGGCTTCCTTCTTGAGCGTATTAACCGTTCGTTCTATCCGTGGGGATTGTCGTTTGAGGTATCTTTCTCAGGCGCACCGGGAGCGTTCGAGATAGACTTGATGGCGGCGAACACAGATACGGCAGGTAGCTACATACAGATCGGAACTATCACAACGGTAAACAGTTCTAACGTAGGACGTTGGGATATGCCAAGCAATATATGGCCTAAGTATGTTGCTGGATATATCAAGACGTTGACAAACGCAGTAAACACTACACTCATTGTGACAAAGTAAGGAGGAAGCCCGTGAAGAAGTTTATTCTATTGTCGATGTTGTTGATTCCGATGATGGTTCATGGGCAACCGTCCTTCTCTGCCACTCTTTATTGCGTGAATCCATCGGGGTATATAATTCCTCTTTTGCAAGCTGGGATTCCTGCCCCTACTAATTATCCGGGAGTTCAAGCGTATGGGATGAACAGTTTAGGCCAGTCTACGCCTTTGCAATGTGATGCAAATGGGAACCCCCAGACTTCAATGGGAAACTACGCGACTGCCCCTATAACGTGCTCAACGGGACAAACGTATTTCAACACGTCCAACTCTACCCCATATTATTGCTCCGCTACGAATACTTGGACATCATTTGGAGGAAGTGCGGGAACAGCTAATAATCTTTCTGGTGGATTTGCATCTGGCGCAGGACAGCCGTACAACTCAGCCTCCAGCACGACCTCTTTTGTTTACCCGGCAACCGATACAGCCATGCTTACGTTGGATGGCAACCGCACGGACACTTATACAGCGGACGGCACAATCGAGCGTCCATACAAGACACTTCCAACTCTGGTTGCGGGATTCCCAAGTTCCGGCCTAGTGTCGGTATTTTCAAGCCCGAACGCGTCTTATACGGCACCCAGCGCGGTAACTCTGCCTGCGCTTCCTCTTACAATCTACGGCAATAATTCGACGTGGACCCCGACCGGAGGTCTTACAATATCGGCAAAGATCATCTCCTATGATCTGATCGATGGCGCGGCTGTGACGTACAACTATGCCAGTACGGACCGCAGCGAGAAACATGGCGGGGCATTCCTTGGGAATGTGAACGTAACTCAGGGGTATCTTCATGCTTTTGGAACGAATCTGAGCGGCAACAGCAATATCTTTACAGTTGGGGGCGTTTCAACTTCCGCTTTGCTTTACGGGGAAGCAATCACTGGTAGCCAGACCATTGCATCAGGCGGATCGGGCGCACTCATTGCGCTCTACAACCCGAACATGACAAAAAGCTCCGGCTACAACATTGATATGACGAACGGCGGTCAGCTTCTACTGAATGGTGGACTGCTCAGCACTGTGGCTGGGACAGCAAACATCAATCTTCCGACCGCGAATACCCTGGCAACAGCCCACGCAATCAGCGGCCTGATTGCTGGAACGGGAACCGGTATCTCCTGCGCGAATGGTACGACGACCTATGTAATTTACGGATTCAACCTTGCGCCGATCTCGTCCTATTGCACGCTGGTCCCTGGTTATCAAGGACCAACAATGTTTATGGGGCCTATCACCTCTCCCTCGACAACCGCACTCACTGTTGACAGTGGCACAACTGGTTCAGCCAATTTTGGAACCGGGGCATACGCCAAGTCGGTGACCATAGGCAACACAACCGGGGCAACGAGGATCACAGAGCAGGTTGGGACTCTCGGATATACGCTTACTACCGTAGGTGCCTCTCCCGTGACGATTGCTGCCGCCAACACTACGGGCGCTATCGCTATCGGCGGCACGGCCGAGACCGGGACCATGACGCTCGGCTCCAGCAGCGGAACGAATACGGAAATCATCGCAGGCGGTACTGGCATAACGACCCTTCAGATTGCCAACGCGCAGGTTGGCGGTTCGGTGTCTATCGGGGCCGCGATGACCACCGGAACAATCAGTATCGGTGGCACCGGAGCACAGACGGGCACAATCGCGATTGCTCCTGGCACAGGCGCTGAGGCCGTTACCATTGCCACGACGGCCACCGGGGTCAAAACAGTTGGCATCGGAAACACTGTCAGCGGTTCCAAGGTGAACATCGCGGGGGAAATTGACGGAGTTGCGGCGGGCGCGGGCTATATTGGACAGCCACTGTCTTCGCTGATTCCTTCAGGATCGGCTGTCTCTCTGACCACCGGAACGCCAGCCAATGTGACTTCGGTTGCTTTGACGGCGGGTGATTGGGATGTTTCAGGCTCTGTCGATTACGTGGCTTCTACGGCAAGCATCGCCGTATCGGCAGTTTGGGAGAGCGGTATCAATACCACCACTGCTACACTTCCCACCGACGGCACAGAGGTGTTTTACGCGACGCCTGCGGTGATTGCAACAACATCCTTCAAGACGAGCCTTGTGATTCCGCGCAAGATCATCAATGTGTCCGCAGGGACAACGGTTTATCTGGTGACTGAAGCGACATTCACGGCGGGAACGGTCACGGCCTACGGAAGTATTACGGCGCGGAGAGTTCACTAATAATTTGCAAGAAAAATAAGGAAAACATGAAAAAAATAATCGTTGGTTTGATGCTTCTATTTTCGGTTAAGACATTCGCTCAGACGGCGGTATTGCCTGTGTATTCATGTGTGCAAAATGGAGTTCAAGCGAAAACTTCAGGTCTTTCCTCATCGAATTATATGCAAGGAATCATTCCTTATTGCTCTGTGAGCATATACTTAACAGGCACGACCACTATTGCCACTACGACGCCACAGAGTCCGTTCAGGGCGAATAAGGACGGCTCTATCCCCCCGATTTATGCGGCAGTGAACCAAGGATACGATGTAGTTTTAAGCGGAGGAATTTCTCCGAATGTCTATCTAGCGCCAGTGACGTTGACAGACATTTTTGCAGGCAGCAGCTTTAGTGGTATGGGAAGCACCGTCAGCGTCAACGGAACCGTCTTGCTATCTCCAAACTTCAACGGCACAACGCCAGCAGCCGATTCTGGATATGTCAACGGTAGATTTCGGTTTTTGTCTTCCGGTACGATTAGCAGTGTAACCGCTACGGTCGAAATACCTCCCGGTGTCCAATCCACGGCATGGGCAGGAAATTATCCGTTGGTGTTTACTGAAAGTGGCGGAAGCGGCGCTGCTGGAATCGCGACCATCGCAACATCAAGCATCGCCCCTGGAAGCATATCGCAGATCACACTGACGAACAACGGTGGCGGCTATAGCAGCGGTTCGCTCCCAAATGTCACAATTACAGGTGGTGGCGGAAGCGGCGCTACCGCTGTAGCGGTGTATGACATCGGCAGCAGAGGATCACTGGCAAGCATCACCGTGACCAATGGCGGTTCAGGCTACACAAGTGCGCCCACGGTTACGATTGATGCACCTCCCTCTGGCCCATATGCAGGCCAAGCAACGGCAACGGCAACTTATGCGACAAGCACTGTTTACTCATTCAGTTCGATCACCACGACAGTCACCAACGGCGGCACAGGCTACACAAGCGACGTAGCGGTAACTTCGCCGACGATCCCATACGGTTCCTATAGCTTTGTTGCAACGGCGACGACGGGCGGTGGCCAACAGGTCAGCGTGGAAGTGCCGGACGTAATCACTATCAACGACACGAGTTGCGTGCTGGGTGGGAGTTGCACCATCGCCACCGGAAGCAGCAGCGTTTTGATGCAACAGGTGGTTCCTCCAACTTCCGGGCAATATGTGATCGTCTATCCGACAGCCGTGACAGGGTCTGCTCCAACTCCAGCGTATGGTTCGTTTGACGTGGTCAGCGCCGTTGTCGGAACCGATTATTATTGCCTGGGTGGCCGAGGCGGAAGCGCAACGTGGTCAAACCCTCAACTTCCGAGTTCTATTGATCCATCAAGCGTGACCGCTATTTATGCGTTTGCGATTACACAAAGCAGTTATGGTACTATTTCTGATTATATGAGGTGTTTCGGCCAACCTGTCGGCATAGGAGATATGGCATTTAGTACCACCGCGAGCGGAGCGTCAGGAAGTCTTGTTCCTTCTGGCGGATCATATTGGTCCCCCACTCAGACGAACCAGCTTCTTTCGTCTGTCACTGGAAGTATGTTGTCGTCGCAGACTATTTCCATGTCTGCTGCCACCTCTGTTCCAGATTCAGGTCCATCGTCCATTGCCGATGATCTGGTGGGATGGATAGTCTACTACACCGGAACGCCTGTCACGGAAAACACTGGAATCCAAGTGGTTAGTCCTCTCACGTATAACTCTTCTGCTAACACAATGAGCATTGACCCGGCTGCGGAATTCCCCGGAACAGCGCTGGTACCAACGGAGATTATTTCACTACCGTTAGCCAGCGCTAGCACAGGCTGGATTGTTCCGATTACGAACGGGGCTACCTCTACTGATTGCACAACGGGTGGGGGAACCAATTACGTCCAGTGCTACAGCAATGGAAGCACCTGGAGCGCGTATACTCCGCAACTAGGTACGCTTGCAAGTTTGAACGTGTCTGGAGCTATCTCTGCCGGATCAGTTCAGGCCGGTTCGCTTCAAGATTCCGGAGCGGCGTCAACGTCTGGTAGTTCATGCTTGCAAATCAACACGGCGGGTGTCATCAGCAACACCGGCGCGGGGTGCGGCGGCTCTGGCGGAAGCGTAACGCAACTCATCGCCGGAACGAGCAACGTCACACTGTCACCATCTGGTGGTACCGGAAATGTCACAATCAGTGTTTCTGGAGGAGGCGGAGGAGGAGGACTACTGTCGGGAGCGAATGTGATATTCACTGGCGATTCTTTGATGATTGACGATTCAGGTAACACTCTGGGTGCAACGACAACCGCAACAGCGATAAATTGTAACTCAACCGGTATTTGCACGGTAGTTGACAGTCAATCGTATGCGGCTGGCCAGTGGGTGTTTCTAGGAACGTCGGGAATCAGCCCTGCGTGCATTGGGACGCTCAACAGTGAAGGGTATTACGGTACTGGAAATCGCATCTATCAGGTTCTTTCCGCAGGTCTGAGTTCTACTCAGTTTGAGGTTCAGACGAATGGCTGCATATCCACGAGCGGCACGGGCGGAACAGTTGAGGATGCCAGTTACTTCATGTCTGTTCAGACAGCAGCGGGACCGGCCTTCAAAAACGTAAATGCATGGTATTTGAGAAATGGAGTCGATTCTGCTTCAATCTACGGAGGAATAACAGGATTAGTAAGAGAACAGGCAACCAACTTCAGTGCAATGTATGGTGACTTGCTTCCTTCGGTCACGGGCAAGCCACTGTATCTTCTGGAAGAGAGCGCCGGAACAAACGACATTGCAGTAGGCGCAACCGAATCCGTTATAGAAGCAAGTTTTCAATCCTTCTGGTCCCAGGCACACGCGGCGGGTGCTTATGTCGTGCAAAATCTGATTCCACAGCAGGCAAACGCTACCACAACAGCAGACCTAAACACTTGGCTCATTGCCCAAGGGAAGAACGCAAGCAATGCAGCCTCTGGCCAGTATTGGGATTACGCTGGCGCGGATATGAGAGTTTTTGGTTCTTTTGGCAATCCTCCTTCAACGCAGCAGATTTCTTTAGCAAGTCAAGCATGGAATGCGGCTCTGGAAGCGGCTGGGACTTCTGGTTTCACACTTTCAAACTGCAACGTTTTAACAGACTGCGCGGCACTGGCAGGTGCAAACGTCTTTACAGGTTCTAACGTATTTACGGGCAATAACGCTTTCAATGTTTCAACCCAACAGGGTCTAGTTGTAAGAGATTACAATGATGGATATAATGACTACATCATTCTAACGTCCAACGTGTTGCCTAAAATCTACGTTGCCGGAAGTGGATACGATGGAACTGATACCTATGGGGGGATATTTATTGGTTTTTATAACTATGGAGGATCGGACGGGACGACCAACGGAATCAATATGAATGCCGCTCCTCTCGGCGGTGGCTGGTGCTTTGATTCAAGACCCGATGACCCGGAAAATATCAGACCCGACACCTGCATGACGCGGAGTCAGACGAATGCCGGAGAAGTTGATTTTGGTAATGGCTCAGCGCCGGGAGATATGAGCGGAACTATAGGCAGTAACGCGATTATAGGCCCGGCAACGGCACCCAGCGGTTCTTGTTCTGTGAACGGTCGATGGGTTTTCTCGCAAGATGGTCACGCAACATTCTGCGCATCTGGTACCTGGGTGACAAAGATTTAGAGGGAATCGGAATGACCGACATTTGTCCAAGGCCGATCAACGAGCGGGTAGCAATGCTGGAGCAGTGGGTCAAAGACCACGAGAGCCGGCATGATCGCGATGCGGATGCGCTTCTTCTGGCGGTGCGGAATGAGATTGCGCTGTCGGCTGCATCGGCAAACCCGATAGGGGCCATGGTAAAGTATGTTGCGGGTTTGGTTGCGTTGATTTTAGTGGCGTTGCTGACATGGTTGTTGAAAGCGCGGTAAAATTATGGGCACGAGAGGGCCAGAGATGACGAATGATTTTCCATGCCAAGTTCCATGCGAAAAGGTAATCGACGCGGGGGAAAAAATAGCGTCTATGGCAACACAACTGGAAGTTCTAAACGGGGATATGTATAACCATGGACAGCGTGGCGTGAAAACTCGTCTGAACACGTTCGAGGTAAAATTTGACGGCTTCATTGATTTGTATAATGAACGCGAGAATTTACGGGATAAGGCATCTTCCCGGTTTCATTGGATTGCCACGACCATTATCGCGCTCGGAATGCTGCTTCTTGCCGCACTGCAAGCAAACAAGCAACTCCATCAAGGGATTATACACATTCCCAAGATAGGTGTTTCCAGCCAATCGGATAACCAGTACACCGCAACCATGAAAGCGCCAGCGATGGCGAGAAAGTAGGATCACATGCTTGAAGAACCGCAACCATTTGGGCCGAATCATCCAGCGCCGATTATACCCTGCGCAGTACCAACCAAGCCGGTTGAAACAGACACGGAAGAAGACAAGAACGAGGAAGACGACGAATCAGCGTGATTTGCCCCTTGCTCAGAACAAACTTCTTGGTGTAAAATACCTCAGAGGAGAAAGAAAATGTTTACGAATATCTGGCAACATCCAAAAACCTCTGTCACCGGGTTGCTTATCGCAATCGTAACCATCTCCAGTGTCTTCATCCAGCAGGGCATAACGCTAGGACACGCTGGCACGGGAACCGTGGTATCGCTCGTAAGTGGTTTGGCCACGGCTCTGCTTGGACTGCTGGCTAAAGACCCTTCTTCAGGTGATCCGGTGGACGGAACGAACCACTTGAACTTGAACAAATAAGGAGAAATTCATGAAACGAACTTTCGCAGCACTTGCATCGATAGTCATATTCGGTTCTCTCGCTGTCGCCCAAAGCCAGCAGCAACCGATACTTCCGTCCTCAGAACCATGCTCCGTACAACTGGCCGAGGCCAACGTCACCATCGCGCAACTAAAGCAGCAGATTGTACAGCTTCAGTTCCAATTGCTTCAGGCGCAGTATCCATCCACTCAACAGGAGATTCAGACCGCGCAACAAAAACTCGGCGAAGCCAAGAAGGCCGCTGAACCGGCCAAGAAGGAGAAGTAGAAAAATATGGGAATTATATACTTGATTCCCTATGTGGTATAATGAACTAATGATGCGCACGTACACAATGCGATTAAAGGTGACGAAGAATCAAGATAATCGTCTTGATCGTCTTCTTGACCAGTTGTGTGCGATTTACAACATGGCGTTGGATCAACGTAAGTTGGAATGGGAAAACAGCCATGTTGCATTGACGTATTACGACCAGCAATCTGAATTAGTAACACTTCGTTCTTGGTTTCCTGAGTACGCTGAGTTGCCATCTGCAATTGAGCGTGATCCATTGCGTCGGTTGCAGAGAGCGTTTGATGGGTTTTATCGGAGGGTAAAGAGTGGAGAAACTCCGGGGTATCCTCGTTTTCGTTCCTCTGAGAGATACGATTCGTTTACTGTTGACTCTTATAGTTTTAAGATGTCAAAATACGAGTTTGTAATTGGCGGCATAGGTGGTTTCAAATTCAAGACGCACTACAAAATTAAAGGAACCCCTAAAGAATTCCGCGTCAAGCGCATAGGGAACAAGTGGCAAGGTCAGGTAGTATGTGACATTGGGCCAGCACCAGAGAAAGCGGCAGTTCGTAATGCAACTGGTATAGATGTTGGTTTGACTACACTTGCAACTTTAAGCGATGGAACAGAGATACCTAATCCGCGATGGACTAGAAAAGAAGAGGATAGACTAGCTAAAGCGAACCGTAGTTTGTCTCGTAAGATTCGAGGAAGTAAGAACAGTATTAAGGCGCGTGAGCATCTTCGCAGGGTCCATCAACGGATTTCTGGTCTAAGAAGTTCGTACTTGACAGGAGTAGCAAAGCAGTTAGTAGGGGAGTATGATCTGATTGCGCATGAAGACTTAAAGATTAGTAACATGGTTCAATCAATGTTTGCGAAGAGTATTTTGGATGCTGCATGGGGACAACTGATATTCAAACTCAATTCAGAGGCAGAATGCGCCGGGAAATGGGTAATACCAGTCAATCCACGCGGTACGACACAAATATGCAGTGGTTGTGGGGAGAAAGTACCAAAGAAAATCTGGGACAGGCATCACGATTGTCCGAAATGTGGATTATCTTTGGGACGTGACCATAACGCGGCACTAAACATTTTAAGGCTTGGGGAAAGCCTTGCGTCAAAACAGAATTGTATACTCGCTACCGATTAGGTAGTTAAGTATATAAATCCCAAAAATATTACGTATTGTCGCAACGAGTATCAATTCTAATACGGAGTATAGATGATGTGGTTTTTCAAAAGCAAGACGCCTACGAGTCCATCGCTAGTCACTTCTGGCACAACTGGCGTTGTTGGTTTCAACTATGGTCAGACTGGCGTGGTTAATAGCTCAACAATACGCGGAATTCCTTTATTTGACTCGGTTGGTAACAAAATACCGGCACCGAAAGAATGGTTTTCCGGGGAAGAAGCCACCATTAACCCAAGTAGTACAGCGCCAAAGGAGGCGCAGAGCATGAGCGTTCTTAGCACAATCAAAACCGACGTGGAGAAGTTTTTCAAAAATACGGGAGCAGACCTTGAGAAGTTCGGTACAGCGTTCGAGAAACTGTTCAAGAAGTCCCCATCTGCTCTCCAGACCGTAGAAAACTTTGTTGGCGAAGTCGCTCCCGTGGTGGAGGCTGTGGTAGCTATCGCTGATCCCGTAGCAGAAGCCCCTCTCGTGGCTGCGTTGGCTACGGTGGAAACCGGACTTGCGGCGATTGAGGCTTCGGCAGTAGCGGCCAACAGTGGTACGTCTTTGCTGACAAATCTGGAAAACTTCGTGGCTACGGTTCCTTCGCTCTTGACCGGAATCGATGTGAAGGATGCTGCACTCACTGCGAAGATAACTACCATCGTCAATCTCGTTACCAACGAATGCAAAGTCTTGATTCCTGCCGTCGAAAGCTGGATTGCACAGATCAAGTCATCGACCACAACGATCTAACAAGAATCTCGTCTGCCATGTACAGAAGGAGACACGGGGCCGTTCAATAGAGCGGCCCTAGCCTTTAAGATAAACATCATGGACAAGAGAATCCTCAACACGCTAGGACTACTTCTCATTGCCTCGCTATGCCTCACAGTATGGGGAGGATTTGGTTTGTGTCGTAGTGCGAGTATTGCGCTAGACAAGTGGGGTAACGTAGCGCCTACGGACACGCTAGATCGGATCAATAAATCTCTTGATACTATTAACACGCCAAAGTCGGGAACGCTTTCCATGCTGGACGATACAATTCTGCAAGGTCGGCTGACCATCGACGCAACGAATAAGGTGCTTATCCATGAACAAACGCAACTTGGAACGATTGACGGCTATGCGTCTCAAATATCAACCGATATACATGGAGTTTCAACGTCTCTTCGTGGTGCCGCTGATGCTGGAAGAGATTCGGCTCAGGCAGCGACGGGAACTCTCACAGCGGCCACGCGGGCAATTCAGACAGTCACGATAGATGCTCAGACGGCAAATGACCTACTGGTGCAATTGAAGCCCCTCATTGTTAGCTACACATCCACAGGTAATGATCTAGATACCAGCGTAAAAACATTCAACGGACTAATGTCAAGTCCCAATGTAACGATCATGCTGGCCAACGGTGCTCAGTTTACGACCACGGCTGTACAACTTGAGAAGAAGTTGTCCCAATGCACACTACACCCGACGATTCCTTGCGTGCTAAAGAGCGACATTCTCTTTGGTGCGCAGGTATCGGGGTATCTTTTGAGATGAGGATTGAACAATGACAGACGCAGAAATTACGCTTTTAGCAACTGTTTGCTGGAAAGAGAATCGTCGTGGCCAGATACCAGGAATGACCTCGATAATCAACGTCGTGCAGAATAGGGTAGAGAAGCACGGTAAGACCATCGAAGAGATAGTTATGGCCCCATGGCAATTTACGTCGATGAGCGTAAAAAGCGATCCCGAATTTAGTGTTGATCCATCTAAATCTCACGGTGCTGACCTTTCCGCGTGGAATGAGGCACAATACTTAGCTCAACAGGCATCGAATGGTTCATTGCAGGATATTACTCTAGGATCGACTCTCTATTATGCGCCCAAGGGAATCAAAACGAACAAAACAATTACGCTTCCTACGGGAGAAATCGTACCATTCCCGCAGACGTGGAACGCGAATGCGGTAAAATACGCGACTACGATTGCTGAACAGGTATTTTTCAAAGAAATATAGGTGACAAACTCCCTAAAATGATGTATAAATAGGGAGATCAGGCAATGCGCCACCCATATTTGGGTCAAGCAGCAGCCCTTAGCCGTTACCGGCTTGGGGCTGTTGTCGTTTAGGAGGAAATAATGCCCAGTTCGGAAATAATGACGGACTTCAAGCGCGGAACGCTACACAGTGGCAAGAAAGTTAAGGGAAAGAAGCGCAAGATTGTCAAGAACCCCAAGCAAGCCAAAGCGATACTTTTGAGTTATCTTCGCAAGGAAAACCGTATAGGGCCACGCAAGGACAAGATCGTTAAGAAGGTATCACGGAAGAAAATATCTGTAAGTAAATAAGGAGATTTCATGGCGCAGTCGAGTGGACTAATCAGCGAGGCGAGAAAATTAGCTGACACGGCAGAGGAATGTATCAAAAGTATCCCTACTCCGCACAAGAAGAGAGACAAGTCTGCGGATGATGCGGATGTCAGGAAAGCCAACGAGACTTTCCGCAAAGGGGAAGAGGACGATAAAGATGTGGCATCGAATAAAGCAGCGGGGAAACGAAAGATCGTCTCTAGCACATCGAAGAGCGGAACGGCAGCAAAGAACAATACGAGCGCGAAGAAATCTCCTACGCGCAAGAGAATTGAGGGCAAGTAATGTTCACAGAAATCGACTCAACAAATAACGAAGCCTATGACACAGGCAAGAATCGTCATGGACAAAAGGCTCGTAAGATCAATTCGTCCAATTACGTCAAGATTGGGAAGAGAAAAGGTCCGACGAAACCAAAGACTTATTTACCCAAGAAATCAATTGTTAAGATGTAAAGGAGCGTAAATGGCAAAGAGAAATAGCAAGAAAGCACAAGGTACACCTTCAATATCTCCATCGTCAAGCAAGAAAAACGTGGATATGGGCGTTGAAGAAGCGGAGAACGGATACGTTGTTAGAGTTTCCAGCAACGGAGAAGGCGGAGAATACAAATGCAAGAAATACGTCGCTCCAGACTATGCTTCGGAAATCAGAATTGCTACTGAGAGTATGGCAGGAATCTCCTCGAAGTCGAAGGGGAACAAGAAAAAGGGCGGCAAACGTAAGGCTATTTCTACCAAGAAAGTTTAGGCGTTCCTGATGCCAACTTCATTCAACCAGACGACGTTCTTGACGGCGCGGCAACAGCTTGCTGCACGTCTGGCAGACCCGTCGATGTCGTTCTGGAGTGACAATGAACTGAAATTTTATATACAACAAGCGCTTAGGCAGTACAACTCCTTGGTATGGTGGTGGAAGGAAGATTTTACTTTCAATAATTCAAGTTCTACTAATGTTTGGTCATCTCTTGCTACGCTCACAGGTTCACCAAGAATAAGAAGCGTAACTGATAGTTATTGCTATTCCGAGATGGAATACATGCTGTTAGAGCCAAACTGCGCTGGTGGACCATGGACAGGAACAAATCAGTTCTCAATTAGTGATATATCCCAAGCCCTGCAACGGCGTAGGGATGAAATGATTCAAGTGAGCAACTGCAATCAGGCTTTGCTCACGGGAATTGCTATCACACCAAACACTCGCAGGACATATGTTCCATCGAACGTGATTGACGTTGCGCGTGTACGCTATATTCCTTCCGTAGTTTCGCCAGCAACACAGCCACCTCCACCAGTAACGCTTTACCGTGACGATACGGTCGCTCAGGAGTTCTACGAGTCTCCACTTTACCAGCAGCCGTCAGGAACACCAAACACGTATAGTCTTTCCTCTGAGCCTCCACTAGCGTTTGATGTAGACATTCCTCCTGACCAACCGGGAACGTATGAAGCGATTGTGCTACAGCAAGGAGCGTCATTTAATCCTCCTACGAGCACACTTTTGGGTATACCAGACGATTTCAGTTATGTTGCTGAATGGGGAGCGTTAGCAGACTTGCTAGGAAGAGAATCAGAGGCTAAAGATCAGGAGCGTGCAGAATATTGTATGAAAAGGTATCAGGATGGTCTAAACCTGATGCAGAAGGCTCCGTGGATTATGCTAGGACAAGTAAACAGACAGGCTGTAAGCATAGATTCAATTGTAAGCTCGGATAATTACAGTCCTGAATGGGATTCTGATCCTAGCGGATTTGGGCCGTTCATTGTGGCGGGTGGAATTGACATGATCGCTTCTCCAACTGGACAGTCTACCGGGATGACCGTTTTAGGAAATATGCCAATTCCCGTGGCCGATGGCGATTACCTGCAAATACCACCCTCGGACCTTGACATAATAATGGACCTCAGTCAGGCCAGAGCTTCTTTTAAGCTCGGAGGAGCAGAATGGAAATCAGCACTCGAACTTGAGAAGAGAGCAATCATGGCATGTTCTGCGGAGAACAGCAGGCTTCGGTCGCTTGGTTTGTACTCTGACGTGTTGGACCAGCGTGGACAGGCACAAGAGCGCTCGATGAACCGCTATAACAGTAAAAATGGCCCGGAAGACGCGAGGGAGAACAGGTAAACTATGCCGCTTAATTTCTTAGGTATGGATTTGGCGTCTCCCTTGAACCGGATTTCTCCGGGAAGAGTTAGTGTTGCGTCCAACGTCCGAGCTTATCAAAAAGGTGGCGTTACGTTTCGTAATACCCTTACGGAAGCAATCTACACATTAGCATCATCGGTGCATAGCTTGCGCAGGATAAATGATAGTACGCCAGCAGGACCATCTTCTGGGTATTCCATCATAAATGGTGCTTCAACTGCTCTTTCGGTATGGAATTCAACAACTGACGTAACTAATGTTGCAACAGGTCTAAGTGGAAACCCAATCTCCATCGTTCCGTTTCGCCCTGATGCTTCAGTACGCCCATTCGGATATATCGGAGATAGCGCTCCGCAGGGGCAAGCAGTAATAAACACAACATATCTAGTTACCACCGGACCTCATGCCAATCAACCCGTAGCGTTTGTTACCAATGGAATGATGAAGGTGTCTAGCACGGGAGTATGTTATAAATCTGGAATCAAAGAACCACAATTAGCTCCAACCGTATCTACTTCCAATTCAACAGTACCATTTGGAGGTGGAACAGGCAATCTATTAGCTACAGCAATTCCTTGGACTAATAATCCTATCGGCACAAATAATGATTTCAATTATGGTGAGACTGAGGGTTATCCGCACACCGATCCAACAACACCGAAGGATGGCACAATATGGTACAGTGTTGACGTTCAAAATGCTTCCTATGTGACAATCAGCAGTTTGGTCCCGAATGGAACTGTAATTATAAACGGGGATACCATAACTACACAGGCTGGACTTGCGGATATTTCAAGCCCAAGTGCTCACACGCGAGTTGGATCAGGCGTACCGGGATACCCCGGTCAATTCCTCCAAACATTAGGATCGTCAACTCATCCAAGCGTAGCATCGTATGTAATAGGAGCATTTGTTGATTCATCTGGCGACGTGATGGCGGCAGGAGTTGCCCCTCTTTATATTCCTAGTGTAGTAGATATTGGAGCGAATATTGGAGTAGAAATTACCGTTCCATCTGGAGCAGTAGCCCTTCAGATTGGCATGAATTCCTTGGGAAACACTTATTCTTCCAACACTGGTTCTATTGGAGGAGGGGAAATAACTATTTCAGGAACGGTAACAACAAACGCTCTTCCGTCTGTCACTTCACTACTTGGTTCTCTGACAGCTTATTACTGGGGTGATTCTCCTAACGCAGGACCTCAAAATCAGTATATATGGAAGAATCCTGATGATCCTGGCGGTAGTGGACCAACACGATCAACTTCAAGTGCCGATGGAAGTACATCTGGAAACTCTCTTATATTTGATGCAACATTTACAAACGGAATTCCTGAACTTCCAGGCATAGGAACCAAATTATTAGCTATGCAATGGTTTCAGCTAAGCCCTGAGAGTGTTGTGACAGGTAGTATTCCTGTGTTCTCAGCGCCAATTACAACCACATATGCTAACAACCAATACTATCAGAACTTTAACTTTTGTTTAACGGGGAATATATACTTTCCCGCATTAGGAGATTATACATTTGTCCTTACTTCACATGACAACATGATATGGGGGATAGGAGGAGGAGTAAAGTTAGTATCCGCAACATCGAGCATTGTATCCACTCAAGGACAGACTATTACAGTAGTTGGAGGTTATCCATTACTTCCTGTTAACCGTGAGAGCACAGGAGAGGATGGAGATTATCAGACTACCACGGTCGTTGTTTCTGTTCCTTCGGCTGGTATTTATCCAATAGAAGTTGACTATGACTACTGGTATCACAGTGGAAGAATTCTGCTCATCACAGCTTCTCCAAAACCGGGAGAAAGTCCAACTATTATTCCTCCGACTTCTTCAAATATAAGACAGCAAGTTCAATACCGATATTGCTATCGCAGTTCCGCAACAGGAGCGCAATCTAATCCCTCTCCAGAATCAACCGCTGAGTCTATTCCTGTTCTGGCTAATACGGTCACGTCTTTATGGTCTAACGATCCGCAGGTAGATGTTGTAGATTACTACCGTCTTGACTCTGTTACATCGGAATTTACCTATGTAGCCACAGGACCGAATGACGATCTTGGTGCAACTCCTGGGACAAACACCCCAATCAGCGATTCATTGCTTGATACGGAACTCGGAACCAAAACACTCGATTATGACAACTATGAACCTTTCCCCTCTATCGACCTTCCACAACGAGGAGTATGCGATGTATCAGGAGGTGTGATTACATGGATTTCCGGTGGAGCGATAGGAGGATCGGCATTAGGATTTAGTCCAAGATGGTTATCTGGAACGGAGATATTGATTGGTTCTCCAACATCTCTTTCCTATACATTTATAGCACGTCCAACCGCTGCGTCTTTCCAGAATTCTTATTTATATCCATTGAATTTCTTTATTCTTGACTCTGCTGGACATTATCAGTTAGTAACGGTGTCTGGAACATCGCAAGCAATCGGAACACCTACATTTAGTGAATCAGGTGGAACTACGATTAGCGGAGGTGTCACGTTTGTTGATAAGGGAATTTATCTTCCCACTGGGTATGTAACTCAAGTAACGATTCCTGGAGTTGCTGACGCATCAGGTGTAGCCTATGAAATACCAGAGCCAATTCTTGCAGCGCAGCCGTTGCCTTATATGTGGGGTCCAACTGACAACGTAAACTATGCTTTCGCTGTAGGAGACCCACTAAGGCCCGGTACTCTATATTGGAGCAAAGGGTCAAACCTTGATGCTGCTCCTGACACTAATCAGCAGGATGTTACTGATCCTTCGGAACCACTCGTCAATGGTGCAATAAGTGTAGGACTAGGAGTTCTGTTCTCCATCAAGCGCGGATGGTTGATTATGCCTAATTTTTCGAGCGCTACTGCAACAGCAACAGGAACAACAGGGTCAACATGGACGTTGCAGGAATCGTCAATTACTAGAGGTCTTTATATTCCACGCTGCGTATGTGTTTCCGGTGGGGGAAACATCTATTTTCGCGTAGATGATGGGATTCATATTTCACCTTACGGATCGTCGTCAAAGTCGATTACCGACGATGCGCTTAGTCCTATATTTCCACAAGAAGATTCTGATAACTCTAGTAATCATCCACATCCGATAACAAGGAATGGAGTGACAATCTATCCTCCAGACGATACGAAACCAGATTTACAGAGGTTCTCTTATAATAGCGGATTTATGTACTGGGATTACGTTGGAACCGATGGAAATCCTCATACGCTTGTCTTTGACGAAGCAGCGATGGGTTGGATTCTAGACACATATACTCCTAACGCGACGATTCATGCCGCAAATGAAGGTCAAAGTCAGCAAGGAGTATTAGTAGGATGCTCAGATAGTACCGTGCGCCAACTGACAAGTAGCGGCACGGAGACGATCACTGGCACCGTGGCTACTCCTGCCTTTGGTGGACGCGGATTTATGCATTGTGGAATGGCTGTCGTGGAATACTCATCGACAAGCACAGTAAATTTGACTTTTTATGTCGCCGATGAAGGAAACGGTTCTTATGCTCCTCAACCAGTCACACTGCCAAGCACAAGTGGACAGTTGACGAAGTATTTTTTCAAGCCAAGTGCTGCAAAGTGGAAGCTGCTCATTGCACAATTTTCGTCAAGTGTCTCATTTGTTTTGAACTTCCAAGGAGGCTGCTTCTATTTGAGAGCATGGGGATCGTCTGCGGAATATCAGCCAACACCTATATTTGGAGAAGCAGGAGGAGAAGGTTGAAGAACCCAGTAACTCCAAGAAGATGCACACGCTGCGGTACGATACATCACTTGCCACCTGATGGTGGACTCTGCGCCTCGTGCGCTAAATGGACAGCAAAACAGAAAACGAAGAAATAGTAGAAATATTACTTGACAGTGGACACCGGGGGTGTATAGTAACAATATGCCACAGCGATTACAGAAGGTAGTGATCTGGATTTGCAGTAGGTGTGGGCACGAATGGAGCAGTGCGAGTGGAGAGAAGCCACTTCGTTGCGCTGAGTGCAAATCACCTTACTGGGACCGACCACGTAAAACCAAATCCGACACTCGCTAATTCAGGGCATATTGGAAAAACACATGAAAGCGAAAGAGAAGCAGAACAGCGGAGATTTGCAGCAGGTTGTGCAGATCAAGCCTCCGAAGTTTCAAATCGGAGTTTTTCACATCTACGGCGTGGCCCCTCTGGTCATTAATAAATTCCCGCAAAAAGCCCTTGAAGATATGGAATCTCGGCAACGTGCTGGAAGTCAGGCGAAAAAGGGAGCAAAGCGAGAATCGAAAGATTTTGACGCTCTTTATGAGGGAGCAAAGCACGTTAGTCGTGAGGGATGGTGTGGACTCCCTGCATCGGCTTTCCGTAATGCGATGATCTCAGCTTGCCGCCTTGTGAACTTCAAAATGACACTTGGAAAGTTGAGCGTCTTTATCGAGGCTGATGGCTTTGACCGCGACGAAGGTACTCCGCTCGTTCGCATTACAGAAGGCGAACCACGTCCTGTCAAAATGGCCGTCCGCAATGCAACCGGAGTATGTGATATTCGTATTCGTCCGATGTGGGATGAATGGAAAGCAGTTATTCGCATACGCTTTGATGCCGACATTTTCAGCCTTACTGATGTGACAAACCTCCTCATGCGCGTAGGAGAACAGGTTGGGCTTTGTGAGGGGCGTCCTGATTCAAAGTCTTCTGCTGGAATGGGATGGGGATTGTTTAAGATTGAGGAGGCGAAATAATGGCAACAGAAGCGATTATTTCAGAACTCCGAACAATCGCTGCGAAGAATGATGGGCTGTTGAAACCAGAAGATGTGGTTGAATCAGCCCGTCCCGTAAATTCTCCGCTGCACACTCGTTTTACGTGGGACGATTCTGAAGCGGCTAATCAGTATCGTCTACAGCAAGCGAGACAATTGATTCGCACAACAATTCAATACATCGAATTGGATGGGAAAGATCAATCATTTCGTGTATTTTGCAGCCTCACGCCAGATCGTGAAAACGATGGTGGAGGGTACAGAGAAACAGTTGCGGTACTTTCTAATCGGCAATACAAGGCTCAACTTCTTGCAGACGCGCAGGAGGATATGCGTCGTTTTGAGGAAAGATATTCTCGGTTGAAAGAGTTGTCGTTGGTAATCAAGGAAATCCGTAAGGCTCTTGCTGAGTAAGCTGGAGAGTTGGTTCTGGTGCGGCAGGTATGGATCGATAAGGGTGGTAGGGTCCGTCTCGGAAAGGCGTTGCAGGTGTTGTTAGGATGCGTAGGTAAGGATTGATCGGGTTGGGAATCGAACCGCAGGTATGGTTGGAATGGGCGGTTGTGTTGAGTATGGCTGTGTTTGGAATCGCAGGTACGGTCAGTCGTGGACACGAGCGCAAGGGCGCGGCGTGGCGGGGATTGGAAAGGTTCCGCATCGCAGGTAAGGAGTGACGAGGAACGCAAAGGTTTGTCTAGGACATTAACGGCAGGTCGCGTTAGTTTAGGATGGACAGTTGTGGAACGATGAGGACGGTAGGTTCCGGTACGGTGTAGTAACGCAGGTTTCGTTGGGAAAGGTGCAGTATGGACGGAGAGGAGTGGTCAGGAGGAGAATAGATAGGCAAGGAATATGGCGGCTTTCGGGTCGCCATATTTTATGCTAATGTTTATCCAGAAGACCCAAGATTTTAATCATGGGATGAATGGACTTTCGTTTCGTTTTCTGGTACACTGTAGTTGGCCCCCGGAACAGAGGCTACTGCGTGTGGAGGCTTGATAAGACGTTTGGATTTTTTCAAACGCTCAGGCCGTTGAAGCACGAAGCCCACTACTTTAGTCGTGGGTAGTTCACGGTATACTGTAGATGGTGCCATGACAACTACTCCTACCAATTCGCGGTTCCCTTTTGAAGCTCACATTGCAAAGATGGCTCCTGAGCATCAGTATGTGATAAGAAATTTATGGAATTCAATAGCAGACGCACAAAACGCAGTTCCTGTTCTAAAGTCTCAAATTGATAATAATACTAATTCCATAAAAACCGTGAACGAAACTATAAACAGTACATCAAGCACAGAAAATGTCACTAATAACTCCAGTGCATACACATCCACAATAGGAGGGGTTAATAATCAGATTGGAAATGTAACTTACACGACAGCACAACAAGACTACGGATACTTTATACTATTTGAAGACGCTTCTCCTGTCGCAGTTAGTCTTTCTGGAAATCCATCTATCCAACTACCGTGGTACTGCGTGATTATAAACTTTGGAGTTGGGCTTGTCACCGTAACTCCTTTAGCGGGGACAATAAGCTATCCTAATAACCTAGCATCAACATCAATGCCAGTCGCACAAGGACAATCCGCAATAATAGCTTACGATGGAAACAATTACTATGCGGTAGTTATTCCTGTTCCTCCGCAGGATACACCATCTATAGCCCATGAGTGGATCAGTGCATATAACGCAATTACGGGTGTTTTTAGTAAAGCGCAACCCGCATTTACCGACATAAGCGGAACAGCTACCCCCGCGCAACTTCCCATCGCAACAACTTCCGCGTTGGGCGCGGTTGAGCCTGACGGAACGACGATTACAGTTACAAGCGGTGGTGTAATTTCGGCAGTTGGGGGTAGCGGCGCAGGGCTGACAACTGGACCCACATCAAGCACGACTGGAGATGTAGCCACTTTTACCGGGACAGGCGGGCAAGTCGCAGACTCAGGGACTCTTCTAACAGCGCTTGCTACCAAGGCTTCACCTACCTTCACAGGAACCGTTGCGGCCCCCACAGTAAATCTCTCCGGGAATCTCGATATTGAGAACAATAACGTCACGAATCCTATTCCTCTCAAAGTCAACGATCAGAAAGGATATGGGGTTTATTTATCTGCAGAAAACACACTTAATTCCAATTATGGCGTCAATGCAAACAGTTCTCTGTATCTCAATTATCATGGCTACGCTGACGGAATAACGCAGTTTAGGGATTTAATCATCTCAAACGGAAAGGCGGGAAATGTAGCTATATTTCAGGGCCAAACTGGCTTTCTAGGTATTGGGACGACGACTCCTCACAGCAATCTGGCCGTGGTTGGCCTTCCAGTCTATGCCAATAACGCAGCAGCAATTACAGGTGGGCTAGCAACTGGTGATTTCTACCAAGATGGTGGGAATCCTTCCCACGTTTGCGTAGTTCAGTAGGAGAACTTATGAAAATTCGCAGTTTGTTTTTTGCTATCATTATCGCAGCCTTTTCCTTAACCGCGTCGGCGCATGTCCTTCTTACCACGCCATACGTTGTCTCAGGTCCGATAGGAATCACGGCAGTATCGGCCCCTCATGTCACCATGACAAGCAGTTCTTGGACGTGGGGAACAAATGGAAGCCCAAACCTTATGTCGATCACCTATTCGTTCGGCACGGCCACATTCTCTGGAGGGGTGGACACCGGATTTGTGATCGCGCCGGGAGCACCGACATTCATCAATGTTCTGAATATGACCACCGGAAACTGGACCATGACCATGATGCTTCCCAACGGAGGCCCGACTACCCAGATGGGAACAGGGACGCTCACTGGAGCGCAACTGACGGCGGCGTACAACGCTTTCACGGGAACGCAGGTTGCCTTGCGCGATTTCAGCGACTATTTTCTGACCGCTACGGGATTCCTGTCTACTCCGCTGGGAACTCAGCCTGATTTGTGGGGCACAGGAGACGTGTAATGCGCACAATAATTTATTGCGCAAGTTTCTTGAATAGTAGTACAATGTGTTGAGTGAGATCGTCCGTCCGGGGAGCGAGACGCGTTTATTTCCATGACGACTATGTAAGTCGTTAGGAATGAGGTATGTATGTCGTTTTGGGGATCGATATTTGGTGGGTCGAATCCGACTCTTGACAAGAATATAGCACAAGCCGGTCAAACGAGCGGATGGGCTACAGGACAGGGAGAGTCTGATGTTTCCGCTGGCACGGGCTTTATGAAGTCAATCTTGTCAGGAGATTCTAGCAAACAGATGCAAGCGCTTTCCCCGGAGATTAGCGCGGCTAGAACCACTGCGTCACAAGATAATAAAAAGAATGCAGAATTTGGAACTCGTTCTGGCGGGACTGCCGCTTCTTCGGCGGCGACGGATGACAAAACACACTCTGAAATTACCAACCTACTTGGAAGCCTAACAGGAAGTGCTGCGTCAGGATTGACGAGTGAGGGCAGTAATTTGATGAACCAAGGAATGGAAGCCGCTGGACAACAGGTTCAGTTCTCTCAACAGCAAATGCAGAACTGGGGTCATAGTATTTTGGGGCAATTCACACATCAAGCTACGGGAACATTTTAAGAAAGAAGAGGTATGCGATGGTATTTCCATTGATAGCAATGGCTGTAAAAAAGTTGGCGGCAAAAGGCGCACAAAAGGTAGCCCAAAAAGGTGCGCAAAAGGCAGGACAGAAAGTAGCGGAAAAAGGCGCTGAAAAAGGTACAAAGAATATTGCTCAAAAAGGCTTACAGAAACTTGGAAGTTTTGAGAAAAGCAACTACAAATCAGCGCAGAAGGCTGGAGAGAATGGTGGGAATAAAGACGAACAGATTCCTGACTTTCAGCCTAAATCGACAAATAGGGCTTCTTCTCCCGTATCGTTTCACAAGGGAGGAAAGGTGAAGAAGGGCGGAAAAGCCAATGTCTTAAAGGGCGAAGAAGTGTTGACTGCCAAGGAAGCCAAAAAGTACCACAAGCTGAAGAAGGTTTCTTCTCCTTACGGCGCTAGAGTTCGCACACGCAAGGTTTCTGAAAAGAAAAGATCAGTTGCAAAAAAATTGGCTGTCAGAAAGTAACAGTGATTTTGGCGTGAGGATGATTCACAATGGCATCTTTTACTACAGGTGGTTGGCCCGGATATTTGATGGGAAGGTACGAAGAGCACCGTGCCAACAAGAAAGCACTGTCTGATGCTCAATTTCAGGAAAAACATGACGAAATTCAGGGCATGATTGAGAATCTGCAAACGAAGCTATCTTATGTCCCCGAATCAGATAGGAATACTCCAGATTATCTCAAGTTGAAAGATCAATACGCTCAAGCGATACAGGATCGTGATGAACACTGGAAAAGTTTGGATCATCCTAGCGAGGTACTGAAATTCGGTAAGATGTTAGGAAGAGACTTGCATTTCTCGAAAAAAGAATTTCCTGTTGCCGTTGCCCCTCCGGTTTACGGACAGCCCACGATGGAAGTGAACGGAGAAAAGGTTCCGACAGGACCAGCATACAAAGTACAAGGACCACAGACTCCTGCGCAATTAAAGGCGCAGAAAGAAGCAAATCAACTTGAGGCGGCTGCACCACTGTCTCCTGAACAGGTTGCAATACAAAAGGCGAATACCGAAGCTGCTTCCGATTTGACAGCGATTCAAGGTAAGATGAAGAACCTGAGAACTCTGTTTCCTGACGCACCCAAGGAACAGGTGGACAAGTGGGGAATGGAACTTGTTCAGAGCGTGATGCAATTAAAACCGCCTAATGAGAAGTATTTTACGCAATTAGCAACGACAAAAGACGCGGATGGTAACGAGCACTATTGGCGCGTTCCTATGTCTGCTGACGAAAAACCGCAAGAAGTAGATTTCAACGGGCAGACTATGGTTCCAAAAACTGCTAAGACTGCAAAAGGATTGAAATATGACGCATCTACTGGAATGGTTGTAGATCAGGACACTGCAAAAAGATATAGCCTTTCCGATGTAGGTAAGTCGGATACTCCACCTGAAGTATTAGAAATGTTCAATGGTGCTAAGGCTATGATGGACAAGAAACAGAAGGATGCTCTCGCTTTGGCAAATGCGCGTGGAGCATCATTCGCTCAAAATCGAATCGTAACCCCGATTGATCCTAATAATCCAACACAAGAAATATATGTTCCAGCAGGAGTTGCGGCAAGAGAGCACATGAGCGCTCCGGGAAGCATTGATTACAAGTTGTCAATGCCTACTGCGTCTGAGCGCCAACGTGGAGATTTTGCAATAAGTGCACACGACCAATTGAAAGACATGATTCGTATACTTAAATCTCGTCCCGATCTGTTCGGTCCTGCAAGTGGACGGTATACAGATTTTACTCAGTGGATAGGCTCTCAAGACCCCGATGCACAGAGATTCAAAATGGGAGCACAGGTACTTTCGGATCATGCTATGGCTGTGTTTGGTGGACGATCTCAATACGCTTCGGAATCAATTATGGATATGGCAGGAAGGTTTTCTACCAATCCATTAGCTATAGCTGCTGGATTAGAACAGCTTGATAAGGGATTAGAAGTCATTGGAGGTAGAGGGTCGGGACCTATTACTCCAGGTTCAGGTGCGGCTGCTCTAGGAACAGGTGGTAATAACCATGCAAAACCATCGAAGGGTAGAAGCCTTTCTGCTGCCATGTCTCTTCCTATTAACAAAGGAAAGACTGCACAGGAAGTCGAGAAGCATCTTACCGATCTTGGGTATACAGTGACGAGGCCGTAATGCCACAGCCAAAGAAAAAAACCACGGATGATCCATATGCCTCGTTGCCCGATACGTCGGCTCAACAAGACCCGTATGCATCCATGCCTGATACGTCTTCTCAGGTGTCCCAAGACTATTCCGCCCCAAAGGGAAATAAAGAAGGCACATACAAAATGCTTGGACCAAAAGGAATCATCATGGTTCCCTACAGTAAGGTCCTAGATGCGTGGAAAGATGGTAAATACAAGATCGACCCTACAGACCAGAAAAGATATGTGAAGGACAAAACAGCAGAGGTTTCAGGATGGAAGTCGAGCAGAACGCCTTCGATGAATTGGTTTACTTCTTCTCCATCCATAGAGATACCGGACGCTTACGATGTGGTACAGCCAACACCTGAAGCATGGTCAAAGGATTGGGTAAAGACAAAAGGACTAAGCGCTGTACGCGGGGGGATTGATCTTCTTCCTACGGTAGGAAGTATTACCGGAGGAATATTCGGTGCTGGATCGGCAGGACCTACCATTCTTGGCGTGCCTGTAGCTGCTGCGGCTGGGGCGTCCGTAGGAGCAGGTATAGGGGAAATAGGACGCGAAAGGATTAACAAGATCATATTTGATGATCCTGATGAGGGTCCAAAAAAAACGGCTGAAAATATAGGTATACAATCTGCAATGGGCGGTATACAGGATTTTGGAGGAAGAGTAATAACCAAACCACTAGGAAGACTAAGTGGTTATTTTGCGGATACGGCATCAAAATCAAAATCATTAGGAGTTCCCCTTCTTCCTTCCGAGGCGCACGGAACAGCGCCAACATTTTGGGAGAATTACCCAAAAGGGTCCATATTTTCTGCCGGTAAGATGGCAAAGTTTCGCGTACTTCAAAATGCCGCTTCTGAGCGTGAAGCTAACGCACTTGCGGATTCACTTTCATCTCGCCCATTAAGCGTGAGCGGATCAAAAGAAGAGGCTGGGAAGGCAATACGTGATGGAATAGACCAACACAAAGCAGCATTCCACAGGCTAGAAAATTACCTTTATAAAAAGATTGACGAGGCCGTAGATGAACAAGTAGTGAAAACCCCAGTTTATAAACAGGTTCCTACTGGAATTTTGGATTCTTCAGGAAAACCTATTATGAAGACAGTTCAGGCGGGAACAAGCCAAAAAGCAGTTGATAAGGTTATGCCTTCCAGAGATAAAATAGTAGAATTCGCTAAGGAGCAATTGAAGAAAATTGAAGCAGGGAAGTCGGCGGCAGGAAAAGCTCCTGAAAGCGCATACGAAACACTTCTAAACGGAATTGTTGAAAACAAGTCTTCCAACTCCACATACGAGGGGATGGCAGAGGCTCGTTCTTCGTGGTTATCGAAGGTGAGAGACATGAACTCTGGTCTTTCCGATAAAGAGGCTGGTTTTGTAAAAAAGATGGCGGATTTAGCAGATGAATCTATGATAGAAGCTGCCGATAGAAGTGGTGTACCGGGTCTTACATCACAAATACGTTCTGCTAACGCTATGGTACGGGAAGAGCATGAGGCTTTTGAAAAGAAACTTATCAAACGGATAGTAGAGAAAGAAAACCCAGAGAACATTGCATCTGTTCTTAGGGGACCAACTTCTAATATAGCTCTTCGACCTGGGATTCAGGAAACAAGAGACATAATGAAGATATTGCCAAAGAAGTTAGTGGCTCCCGTACAAAGGCAGATTATGCTTGATACGGTAAATGATTCCATAGCAAAAGGAACGGAAGTATTTGATGAAAGAAAATTCTCGCAGCTTGTTTTAGGAATAGGTAACGACCGTGGTCGTATATTGTTTGGAAGTAATTGGAACAATATACGAGATTTTGCTATGGGTATAAGGAGAATTAGTGGGGCTATTGGAATGACTGGGGCCGCTCTATCTAATCCTGCCGCCGTTAAACAGGCCGTAACGTCCGTAGGAAGGCTTCTGTTGGAGTCTTTAGGATCAACAGGTGCAGAGGTTTACTATGGACATGGAGGCGTTACGGGGGCTATTGGTGCGGCAACAGTTCCCATGGCTAGTGAGGCTATATTATGGAGAACTATTGCAAATGCCTTAACGCATCCAGAAACATCTGGAAAACTTGTTAAAGCGTTACAGGTAATAGCTCAAAAATCCGCGCACGCCCCAATAGGAGGATACAACTTATATTTAGGACAGAATAAGTTAGAGGGTTTGCGCAACGACGAAATTATGAACAGTCCTACCAAGGTACAGATAAACACTCCTGACGGACAAACGCACTTCTTCCCTAATCAGGAAGAGGCGGACAAGTGGTTAAAGGATCATCCAGATCAACAGGTACAACCGGCACAGGACCAAGATAACGAGCAGGAACCAACTCCGAATCCGGGAGTTTCTTCTCTACGCGAGTTAAGAGAAGAGGCTGAGCGTCGTAGGCCGCAACAAGTAGCGTCTGCTGAAAATTCGTCAGTAAAACCGGCATGGACACACATCTACGATCCAATTAGCGGCGAAATTAAGGCGATATAATGCCTGATCCTAAGCAAAAACTTGTCAAGGTCGATAATGACGTAATCTCCTTCCCTTCTACGATGGGGGACAAGGATATTTCTGCGGCTATTAAAAAGCACCGTAGCAATAACACGATGTCTTCATCCTATTCGGTCGGGGAAAAAGGATCATATTTTCCTCCAGAGCTATCCAGAATTGAGCACGCGATAGGACCGGAATACAGAAGAGGTAATCCACTACCTGACGGTGGAATAGCTAGTGTTGCAGAGCACGAACCAAGAATAATCGAAATCAACGATACTCGAAAGTTTGCTCAAGGAAAAGAGCAAACAAAAGCCCATGAGCTTCTGCATCTGACTCAGAACCAGCTTGCAGGAGGCGCACAGCGCCTTATTCCTCCCGACAACCCGAAAGCACCTTATGACATATCAAAGATTGACCAGTTGAGAAAGCAAGGAAAGACTCTATTCACGATTCCGAGAGAGATGAGCGCAACTGTAATTCAAACGTATGTGGCCGATCCTACGCAAAGGAAAAGGTTGCAGCCTTGGGTAGACGACCTAGTAAAAACACCTTTAAGCATAATGCAACCAACAGAACCAAACGATAAAACAATCAATCGTAATGTAAGGCCACCGATACCACCACAGGAGGCGTACTCGCCAATTAAGAATCTGGTCGAAGAGGCAAAGAAGCGCGATCCAAGGAAGAAAATAAACACTCTTCCTGAGCAACCCAAGGATGCGTTGAATCATTACGCTAATCCCGAAGATCAGCCTCCCAAGGTATCGTTCTCTTTCAATAAATCATGGTCTAAACCGGGTCCGTATGCTACAAAATTAACGCCACAGGAGGAAGTAGAGTTTCGCAAGTGGGCAGCTAGTAATCCTAATTCTGTAAGGGGAGAAGTAGGACCAGCACCTAATTATGATTCTTTGCCGATGGCTGATTATGACGTGAGAGGGCATTTTCACGCGGCTAAGACTGGCGATCCTTCCGCGACTCTGGTTCCTAACAAGTGGGATGGAAAGATACACGGAAACAACAAGTTCAAGACTCCGTACAACGGAGGATTTTCAAACGAGTCAATGTACGCAACACCTAAAGCCCCACGGTGGGTAGGAAACAAGTTGATGACGCATGATGGTAAACTGGTCACAGACGAGACGCCAAGAAAAACATCTGGTCAAAATGAATAGCTCATCCATAATGTCTTCCTACGAGCGCTGCCAACGGTTAGGCATCTGGAGCCGCGACTGGGAACGCGCTAGGATTGAAGCGAAGGATTTGTTAGCGTTAGGAATTCAAGCTGGACTTACCACAAGCCGCAAGGACTATGGTGATGCGTCGGGTGAGTGCGTTATCGGAATTGCCCGTGACAGAGAATTGATTCAGGAAGACACTGTAGACCAGTACGGTAGCATTATCAATCTGGCGTCACTCGCAGATATAATTACAAGCGCCATTCGTAAACCGACAGACGATCCTTGGGAAATTCCTGAGACTGTCGATCTAGGTGATGGGGTTACTTGGAACAGTTCCGCTCTCCTATCGCCTGACGGGAAATTCTTGAGACGTGTAGCCCTAGTTGGTTCATGGAGCAAGGATAGGCACTACTCTACTTGCAGAGAGTGGGGAACGCTAGGAGAAATAGCGGCGTATAACCTTCCTATGCAGATTGTAGTGGTCAATATAGGCTCTCGTCGTGACGGAAAATATCACAGCGCATGGACAAAAGGATTTCGGCATCCGATAAATAAAGGTCTTAGGTTTAAGCGAAGGAATTTTATAGGTAGAGGATTTAAGGAATCATGGTCTGAAGTATGGAGAGAGGATTACGACCAGATTTCTACTAAAGAATGGTTAGATGGTATGATTAAGGACGAGGTTCTGCAAGACCTATGCTTTAGGGTTGACGTTCCTGCTCTAGACGAGGAAAATCAACATAGAATCATCAATCTTGCCAAGAGTAAACTGAAGAGAATTTATTCAACAGAGGAACTTCCTGAACAGCAGTTGAGCACCTGTTATTTCCCTATTCCTTGCCCGCATAGGGTTCATTGCGAAAGTGGTCAGGAGCCTTCAGGACGATACGGATTCGTTCCGATGGATCATTTGGCGTGAGTGTATACTTTTTCCCTAACAACAATATAGCATACGCACAAGCCATGAAAGCACCTAAAATGAAATATAATATGTAGTATGTAATCATCTGTCATCCATCCTTGCACACCACAAAACAAACGCAACGAACGTGCCTAACTCAATCCACATCACTTTTCTTCCCCTTCTGTGTGCCAACTCATCCCTCGATCTCGGCACAGGGTATCATGCAGACTAGAAACAAAATCCTCAAAGTTTTCTTCCATGCTTCCAGCGTGAGTATGCGAATTTCCAACTTCGATAGTCCACGAAAACGGTCCCCAATCAGGAGACAGTCCAATCACAGGTCCACGGATTTTTCCATGCTCGTATTCTTCGGCATGTTCCTGAATAATCTTGTCTATTGCCTGAAGAATCTCAACAGCCTTACGCTGGGTGTCTCTCTTCACTTTCCCGCATCCTCCAATTCGTAAACCCAGCGCCACGGCTTGTCGTCGCCGTATAGATCATGCCAGAGTGCTCGAAAGGCAATACTGGCGTGTGCATAGCATTGTTCCGTGCTTGACGTGCGCTCCATTGCCCAGCCATCCTTCTGCTGGTGATGCTCATTCGGTGCCGGGCAGTTCCCCACATCGCATCGCGGGCCTCCCTGATGAAAGCACCATCTCCCGTAGTCGGTAAATATAGCCCCTTCCGCAATCGCGTCCTCTTCGCTGATCTCCGGCCCATGCTCTACCCGTATGCCGGTGACCCGCTTGCGTGTGCGGGACGCTTCCTTGGGCATGAACAGAGATGGGCGCTTGTACCATCCGATATTGTTCTCTTCAGCGTGAATGAAATGGACTATTTCATAAAATTGATAAACCTCTCCGACAACTTCAGTCATGTCCTCGAAGTGCCACTCGTCACGCCCCTTCTTTGCGCTGTACCGCGTGATCCAGCGCCCGTAGGCGTAGTAAGGCTCCCGAATGTAGAAGATGTCGCCGACCTGAACCGGGCACTTCCATACTTCAGACTTTCCGTTGCATTCTCCGTGGCCATACCATGAACCGGAATATCCTTCAGATTGAGACACAAGAGAATGCGTTGGTTGCGGATTCATCGGCCTACGATCCTGCGTCTGCCGCCCCTCGTGCATAGCCAGCGCCACTGACGATGTGCATAACAACCCATGCTCTTTCATCCCTGCTCCTTCCATCCGCGCCGCAGCTCCGCAAGGACTGCTTGCTCACGAGCGAGAATACGCTCTCTCAGATCGCCAATGCTATTGTTCTTAGTTGATGGCCATTCAAGCCAAGCAATTTCTGCTTGTATGTCCGCAATATCCGCTTCCCGCTGCACGGTGAACAGGAATGCCTCGTGGATATTAAGGCACGAATGATCGTCGCCATCGTGACAACCTAAAAATAACCACCCTTCATGGTCTTCCATTACGTCGTTCCACCGTGAGCGAACATATTCCTCTTCCTCTACTGGCGTCAACTGTTTCACCGGAACTGTTTTAGTTGAAGACACTCTTATGCGCTCAGTTTCAATGCGCTTAGGAGCAAGAAACTGTGCAGAGCCACTCCTCTTCCACTCCGGCAGTGATTCAAACTGTCTGTCAGCTTCATCAAAAACCTTCTTCAATCCTGCTGGCGTAAACTGTTTCATTGGTGCTCCTCCGCGTCGTACTGGCCAATCAACACGCTGATTCTGTCCCTGGTTAGCCTCTCATCACTGCATCGCTGGCCGAGATCATCCAAAAGCACCGTAAGCACAACCTCCGCGTCTCTCAGTGCATCCACCATCACCTTCTCGCGAGCATTGACGCAACTCTTGTGAACCCATACATGATCCTTTCCGGGTCGTCCACCGATCATGTTTCCCTTGGGTTTTCCGTCTTCCATACGAGCAACGCACTTGAACAGTTTCAACTCAGGCATGGTTACCATCTTTCTCTGCGAGACGGGCAGCAATACACTTGCTGGAATGTTCATATCCGATAAGATCGCCGTCACAGTCTGGGTATCATTGTCCATCAACCTCACCGCCCTTCCATGCCACGCTGTATGTTTGGCTTGATCAGAAACGTAAACACCACACAAATTACACACGTCCTTATTAGCCCACGGGTCATGAGTGTACGTGACAGCCTCCGGGTACTCCATCTTATGCACCGCGCGGGCCGGTACTTCGAGCGAGCGCCCCTCTACCGCATCCACCAGTGTTACGGTTGGCTCTGGCTTGGTGAGATGGGAGCGGCGAAACTGAAAGGCCATATTGACCCAATCAAGCGGAGTGGCGACCGGATCGCTTGGAAGACATGTAAACTCTGGCAGCGTGAAATCAGCGAGTGCGTCCTCCAGCGATACCATGCCGCCTGCTGGCGTGGCTCTCGCTTCGTCGTACTTCTCTTGCGGATAGTTCATTTAAAGACCTCCAATCCTTCCTCAATCGTTGTGGCACGAATGTACCTATGTCCGAGCGCTTCGACGCGCTCCCTGAACTCGGCTTGCGCTTTTACCTGCTCCGGATTCGTGTGTCCTTTGGGCTGCTTCGTCTCAATCCATACGGGCCGGGCAGATAAAATGTATTCCCCCCGCCTTGGGAAAAATAGAATATCCGCCGTACCCTTATCGTGTAGATGTATTCTGAATTTTCCGCGCATCCCTATCCCGCTGTTCATGCGCATGGCCAATCCTCCCGTCTGGTTCAGCGCCTTGATGAGCGGGCCTGTGATCTCGCTTGTTTCGCTCATGGCTTCACCTTCGTATAGGTGATTTCGGTTGTTTTGGTGCGCTCAAGTCCAAGTAAGGTTAAGAGCGTTGGGCCAGGTTCTCGGTTTCCATGGAAAACGTCAGACAGGTATGCGGCAGAAAGCCCAAGCTCCAGACCTAGCACCCGCAATGTCTTATTTCCCTGCCGCTTCTTCAGCAAATCAACAACATCCGTGCGTGTAAGAACTCTCATGCAATAACGGTATCGAATTTCCTTGTGGCTGTCAACAACAAACGCGTTGTAAGCAAAAATAAGCGTTGACAGATCGAACGGCCTGTGTTGTAATCCCTGAAGAGAGGAAACAGACATGGCAAACATTACCGCAGGACAATTAGCGACCGAACTACGCAATCTAGCCGACGCGCTGGACAAACAACCGGATACTCCCGTTGTGGGAGGATCACTCTACTTCTCGTGTACCTATAGAGGGGATACCGGTAAGAAAGCATTCATCTCCCTTGCAAAACTTCTTCCACACCCACTAGCCAAGAAACCAGACGACCGCAATTATTGGCTCAAGGGCGGAAACGATGCTCTGACTACCGAACTGTACATCGAGCGCAGCCAGATTTGCACGCTCATTGAACCGGCCAAGCCAGCCGTCTACGATTGCCCGTCCATACTATCGGAAGAAGAAGAAGACGCGCTAGGGGCACTCTGATCTCCTCTTCCACGTCAGCAATCTCCGCTTCCCGCTGCTCTGTGAACAGGAAAGCCTCGTGGATATTAAGGCACGAATGATCGTTGCCATCGTGACACCCTAAAAATAACCACCCTTCATAGTCTTCCATTACGTCGTTCCACCGTGAGCGAACATATTCCTCTTCCTCTGCTGGTGTCATCGGTCCCCCTTCATGTATTGCATCGTTCGCTTGGCTACTTCCTGAGCTAGAGCGTGTGGCTGATTTTTTATCTGCCGCTCACCCCAGAAATATATTTCGCTTACTACTGCCTCTTCGATTGCGCGAACAATCTCTGTCTCCTCCGCAGGCGTCATTTATCACCGTCCTTAGTCGGCTTCCATGTGCAGGTAACGCCGAGCGTCTTGCCGTCTGCACTAGATACAAACCGGCAATCGGCATCGTCGGGGCCAGCGTGGAAACTGTACGACATTTTGCACACCCCGTCCTTGTCTGGCTGTAGAAGATGATCCTCACCGGGAGACTGATACCAGCCGCAGGGACCTGGGCCGAAGCTGCTTACTGGTGCGGCGACATACATTCCGCCTATAGGCGGGGTAGTAATGACCTGCTGGGATAGCACCGGTTTTACAGAAACAATGCTGGCACTCTTTGGCTGGCACACACAGCGCCCAAGTTCAATTCCTGTTTTGCATTTCGTGCCATCAGAGCATACAAGCGGCAAAGCAGGCTTCACCGTTTTCTGCTGCTCCCCGCACACGCTGGCAACCACGGCCAGCAAGATAACTGCTAAAAACTGTTTCATTGGTGCTCCTCCGCGTCAAACTGAGCGACTAAATCATGAGCATACTGCCAGTCGTTGTGAGCATCTACCCACAAAGACCGTAAAGTGTAGTTGCTTTTTAATGGTTCCCGGCTGACTTGTGTGAGCGACCGCAGCGCATCCACCAGAAGATTCTCACGACCAGACATGGTTTCAAGATCATCAAGCATGTCTAAAGCGTCTTGTGTCTGGCCACAAACACCCTCGTCAATTTCGATGATTTGGTGAATTCCCCTTAGGATTGCCGCTCTCTTCTTGGGGTTAGTCTTCAATAGTTTCAACTCAGGCATGGTTACCATCTTCTCTGCGAGACGCGCAGCAATACACTTGCTGGAATGTTCATATCCGATAAGATCGCCGTCACAGTCTGGGTATCCGATGCATGGCGAGGCATAGTGCCCCTTTAACTGTTCTTCTAGTTCTCGCACCCGTATCATAAGCGCAGCCTGAGAAAACCCCGCCACATGGTCCACCAAATCCCTCAGCACCACGTCAGGATCATCTCCGTCTACGAGCGGACCCGACTCGACAGCAGCTAGACGCTGGTTGATTGCGTCTGTCAGCCTATTCCGCTCAATCACAGCCCCAGCCAACTGTGTCTTCAGCGTGACATTCTCGTGCTCCAACTCGCACGTCAGGCAGTAGGCCGTTCCCTCGTCTACGATGCATGTCGTGTGTCCCGGCTTACCGCAACCACCGCGAGTGATTTGATCTCCCCGTGACTTCAGCGCAGCGTTCTCAACTCTCTGCTGGTTAATAGTTTTTGTGAAGCTCGTATTTTCTTCCACAAGGTTTCTGATGAAATCCTCGGCGGTGTCGAACGGTTCGTGAGGAAGAGCATCAATCCTAGACTTCAGCTTGGCATTCTCCTGCACGAGCGCGGTGTTATCGGCGTCATACTTGTCTAGAAGGGATTGCTGAGATTCGACGGTTTTCTCTGCATGTCCGATGCGTTCGATCAAACGAGCTGTGATACTCCTCCCTATCGGCTTAAACACCACGCGAAGATTATTCGCATCGTCGTACATATTTTGCAGGTCTTTAGGAATTAAATTGTCTTCCATCACCGTGCCTCCCTTTCGTGAAACATACCGTGCAGTGCCTGATCGACCACAACCGCTCCGCAGGAGTCACAGACGCTAAGGATGCGGTCCCAGTCCGTTGGTGAAATTCGCTGGCCCGTTATCTGTACCAGGATGTCGTTTTCTGCAATGTACTGTTCTTTTGTCAAAATTCCCATATTATCCTCCATATTTCAGCTTCCACACAACTCGTTCAAAACTACGCCCTTTTTGTCCAAACTCGAATCCAATCCACCACGCTTCAACTAGAGGATCGTCTTCGTGACGACAAAGCCACAAGATTTCCTCAAGAAAGCAAGAAAAGGTAGGACTACCATCCATCGGAAGTGTGCAATTATCCATCAAATCCAACCCCTATCTCCACCAGCCGCACCTCTCAAAAAGGCGTCTTCAGGCATATCCTGTTGCGATGGATCAAAATCTATTGCTCCACCGTTGGCTATCGGCGCAGGAGGAATAACTTCTGCTTGCGGAATAATGTTTACTGCTTGCGTCGTAGTATTTATTCCTACCGCGATAGGCATAGGAAGCGTCTGGTATGCTTGCGGATTATTAAATGATGGGATAGGACTCTCTGTTGTTTTGAGCGCCTTAATGATCTGGACTAAGGAAGGAATCTCAGCATTCAGCATATTGACTTTTCCCATAGCCTCCGCGCGTTCTTTGATTGCATCAGCCAGCCTTTTTTCCGCGTAGGAGTGTGCTGCTCCAAATTCCTTAGGTAAACGTGCCCTGCGTTTGGTAGTACGCTTATCTGGCTTAGGCGCATTAGGAATAACAGGTACTATTGCTTGCGCCACAGGTGCGGGGGAAGCCACTGGAACTTCGTCAACTTCGGGATATTCGGCATCAATTATAGTAGATGCGTCTGTTACCTCTCCTGTTTTCGTGTTGACGTATGAAATTGTGGTTTCGACAGGATTATTCTCAGCTTTTTTCTTTGCCCATCTTGCTCTTGCGGCTGTGCTTGCGATTGTCTTACGCTCTTCCTTTGACAACTTTTTGGCACGAGCATCACCGCCGTTTGCCCCTCTTTTACTTTCAACTGTCATATTGATTTCTTCTCCCCTATGCAAGTACACGGTAGCACAATGCAAGCATCATTGCAAGCATAAAATTTAGAGAGTAAGGATGAACATCAAACGACTATCCAGACTCCAGTTACAGACCGAAACTGTCCACTCATTGACGTGACACACCCATCGTCCCACTCGATACGCCTTACGATCCTTCCCTTGAAGGTGGTTTCAGCCACCGTTCCTGTCTCTCCCTCAAAATCACGAACGAGAGCCCCCGTAGAAAGCGATAAAAGCTCATTCCAAGACAACTGTTTACCTTGTGGTTCTGATTGCAGTTTCAATTCCTGATTCCTCTTTCATTATTCCGTATTCCAAAACTGTACACCGCATAGCAAACGCTGTCAAGAGCGTACGTAAGAAAAATTTAGCGTATGTACGAAAAAACCTGTTGACAATGATGCCGATTCGTTATAGGCTTATTTCCATTATGATTTTAGATAAACAGCAGGTAATCGATCTAATCCGCAAAGAGCAAGGAAGATCGTCCTTGCGCGACTACGCGAAGAGCGTTGGTATTTCAGCAGCTTACCTTTCCGATGTGCTGCGGGGAAACCGTGCTCCTGGCAGGAAGATTTACGAACACTTTGGGCTAAACCGTGAAAAGACTTTGACGGTAACGTACACGTTCACAAAGGAAAAGAAATGAGCGATAAACAAGTGCAACCAGAGCCAGACATTGCTACAAAGCCAAAAGATATTGTCGGATATTGCTTTGGATTCGCGTGTCCAGAGCATCATGTCCAGAACACTTTTGATTCAATCACGGTAGACAAGTATGGCGAACAAAGAGTATGCCAAACTTGCGGAGGAATATCGACTCCGGCAATAGTAAAGCGCATATCCGAAGCTATGTGGATAGATACCAATCCACTTAAAGTAATGGGGAGAACGTATTCAGAGATTGAATACAAACCAGATTGGGGTTGGAATCAGCATCATTATCTGTCTATGGATGAGATATGGACGAACTACGAGTTTGTCCGTTTTCTAAACGATGCTAATCCTAGAGAAAGCATTAAAGGGGAGAAAGATTTCTGATCCACAACAATATTATATTCTCACCAAAGCGCACGAGGCAATGTGGCCGCGTGGAGTATGCCTCTTTTGGGCAGCGAACCAATCGGGTTATTCTACTACTCTTGAGTTTGCTGGCAGGTACTCAGAAGAGGACGCACATAACATTGTTAAACGTCGTAATAGCGGGATTTGGAAACAGGACTTCATGGTTCCTTGCGAAGTAGTAGATGCTCAAGCTGTGCGAGTGGTAGACATTGATAAGTTTGAAGAGTTGGTAAAACAATGAGCGAATCTAGCATAAAACATGATCTTGAAAATCATCCAGAACTTAGTCCTATCTTGGAATCAGACAAGGATGGAAATATCGCTTGTCTTGGATGGATTTCTCCTATCTACGATTGGGAAGAGATACGGGAGTTTGTGAAGCCATGAGCGATTCGTATTATCTTGCTTGCTCCCGCTGTAAAGGTTATGTTTGGGTAGGGCAAAGTCAGAATAGCGATCCTCCGTTCTGCTTCTATTCGGGAGAGAAAGAGGCTATGGAAGAACTCAAACAGTTTCTCTGGAATCACAGAGGTCATCCTCTAATAATGGATGATTCTCAAGATGTGGTGATTCAAGGAGTGCTAGAGGATAACGAAGATGGTTCGATAAAGGAACAGGAGGAAAACAATGAGCGCTGATAGATGGACACAATGTCCTCAATGCTACGTAAGGAACAAAGCGATAGCGGAAGAACTGGAAAAACTTGCTTCAGAGTCCTACGGAAATGTGTCTGCTGAAAATTTTGATGAATTGAGAGAACAGGCAATATCGTTTCGTAAGTCTATAGCGAGTGACGATTCGTTTTGTTCCTCCCTACGAGAGGATTATAGTGTAGGTATCCATAATGGAGAATTCTCAGTTGGATACTATGCGTCTTGCCAGACATGCGGATTTAAGTTTGAGTTTAAACACGAGGAGAAGGTGAAGTGAGCGGCTACACAGCAGGAATCGACGTAGGACAGGGATACGTATCTGTAGAAGATCGCGTCATGAAGCCTAGCGCCGAGTATCCTGATGGAAGTTGGCTGCACACCGTTGATGGTAAAGTGGAGGTTGCGACAGGATTCTACGCATTAGAGTATCCCGATAAGCCATCGCCGTACTGGCATGGTAAACCACCGTTTTTAATTGTTGATACGCAAGATTGGGCATGGGAATGGGAGAGAAAAGATGAAGTCAAGGAATGTACTGCGCTATCTGTGCGACCATTGCAACAAGGGATTTTGGGAGAAGAAGAAATGCCTGCATCACGAGGTTCTTTGTCTGAAGAATCCTGACCGCGTTTGCGGAAAGTGCAAGGAACATGGTTTGACACAGCATCCTCTTAGCTACTACCTAGACGAAGATACGGAAAGCTGGTATGGAGACATTGACACGCTCCGAAGACTAGCGCAAGGTTGCCCACTCTGCATGTTGGCTGCTAAGATGGCTGTGGACAAAGATATGTGGGACGAGGAAAAGTGGACGGATTTCGACTACGCTGAGGAAGTAAAGCGGTTTGAACTTGAGAAATTTCCTGACGGAATACCATTTTGATGGGAGAAAGAAGGGGAGAAGAAATGAACGCTGAAGAAATTAGATCACTGAATCATGATTGCCAAAAGGAAATCAACGAAACAAAATCAGATAAGGAGCACCGATTCGGAGTTGATTCGGTGAAACTATCTCTGCTGGCCGAAGTTGCCGCACAGTTGGCCGAACTGAATGAGAAACTGAAGGTTGTTCTCAATCCTCCGCTTATGTACGACACCTCAAATATTGGTCCTAACGAGCGGATGGGGTTTTCTGACGATTTACCTCAACCGATATTCACGGCGATGGAGCCACGCGCTACACTGCGCGACCAGTTCGCTATGGCGGCGATGCAGGGTCTATTCTCGAACTCGTTCGATGAGTTCTGGGTGCAGAAACCAGAGTCAATGAGCGGTACGTGCAAACACGCTTACGAGTGGGCAGATTCAATGCTTGAGGCGAGGACGAAATGAAGACTCCAAAGTACGCAGATGTTAACCCATTGTCAAAACTGAATCCTGGCGAACCATGGTTTTTCATTCGCGCTCAGGACAAACTAAGTCCTGCTGCTGTTGCAGGTTATAGTCATCTATTGAAGAAGGAAGCCAATAAGGCTTTGATTCGCAAGGAATTTGATTTGGCTGATTCTCTGTACGAGCAATCGGATGAAATTCTGAAGTTTGCAGAGAAATTTATCGATTGGCAACAGGAGAATCCAGATTTAGTGAAGTTTCCAGACTAAGGAGAGAGAATGATTGACACGGAAAAAGTAGTAGAAATTCTTCGATGTGCTGAGGTCAATTGCGACAACGTAGTAAAGGGTGGAGCGGTCTTTGCACAGATAGTCAAGGCACAGATTCAAGAGGCAATCGAGGAGTTGGAGGGCGAGATAGTAACCGATGATGTTCTTGCACCTCGCCGTACTGAGGAGGAAAACAGTGGAAATTGAAATTCAAACGCACTATTGCACGAGTCGTCTATCCCTTTGGTGCCCCGTATGTGGAGCGAGGGAAGGACAAGGATGCACACCAGTCAAGGGACTGCGCTTTGAGTCCCACAACACACATGCGACCAGTTTTGTGGCAAGGCCGTATATTGGCATGTATGGTAAGCCGCAGAACAGGGAACCGTTTCGCCCGAAGTGGACGCAGAAAAACATTGCACAATAGGACTTGACAACATCTTGAATCCGTGAAACACTGGTTTTGATATGGAAAATACTCTCAGTTTATCGCTATCGTCATATTGCCTGTCATTGGCAATTTGGAGGCGTGTTTGAACTGAGTCTCAAAAAGATTCGTTCGACAAGCCTCTGAAGAGATTCAGGGGCTTTTGTTTTGTGCGGGAATGATGGAACTGTTAGACATGAAGGGCCTAAACCCCTTTGGGAGTTAAATCCCGTGTCGGTTAGAGTCCGACTTCCCGCACCATGAGCGCGTAGCAGAGTGGTTATGCAGCGGACTGCAAATCCGTTTACGCCAGTTCTATTCTGGCCGTGCTCTCCATAGTTTAAGTTGTGGCCCCGACGCCGGATTGGTCCAGGCACTGGCCTTAGGAACCAGCGTTGCGAACAGCGACATTGAGAGTTCGAATCTCTCCGGGGCTACCATAGTTTAGTATTGCCGGTCTGGTGGAATTCGCAGACACACTCCGTTCAAGGCGGAGCGCCTTAATTGGTATGGGGGTTCAAGTCCCCCGACCGGCACCAGATTTACGGAGAGTCAACCTATAAGGTTGTAGGCATCGACTGCTAATCGATTGGTTCCTGCGGGAATAGTCATCGTGCGACTGGCTCTCCTCCATTTTTGGGAAGTAAACCGTAGAGGTCTACGGCACGGATTGGAAAACCGTTGGCTCCGCAAGGAGTTGCCTTCGATTGGTATGCTTCCCGCCAGTTACGGATGGTTCTGAGTAAGGTACTCAGCCTGCCTCGAAAGCAGGAGGCTTCCGAAAGGAAGGGGATTCGATTTCTCAACCATCCGCCATAGTTTGGAGAGTACCGGCTAGGGTTAGCCAAACGGACCTGAAACCCGTGGAATGTCAGCGATGGCATTAGGTTTCGATACCTTGCTCTCCTCCATGATGTGCGTCGGTGGCAGAGCGTTTGAATGCGTCCGCCTGTAGAGCGGATACCCAGAGCGGTGAACACCGGAGGTTAAAATCCTTCCCGACGCACCAGTCTAAATATCCGAGTTGTACCAGCGAACGATTTTCTTAAACAGGCTGAGTCGCAAAGCAATGCTGTGGTTGCGCTTCTGGCTGTATGGTGCAATCAGCACGACAGCGGGTGTTTTCCTATATTTAATCTTTCCCTGCCTGAATGACCCGATGGAATTTGATATATCTATGTAATAGGAGCCTAACGTTCTTCCTGCGGAATTACCGTCAGGTTTTAATGTGGCTACGTCGAACTTGCTGATGAAGTCAACAGACTTCCGAAAATCAGAGATCGGTATCGTAATATCGGCGAAGCACAGTCCGATGGATACGCGGAACCAAATTTTCTTTCCATCAGCCGTTATGCGGGCATCGAAGCAGGGTGCTTCAAAGACCGCTACATTCACATCCCAGTTGTTTTCGTTCAAATCGCGTGGTTTCATAAGATAAATATACACCACAAATCGGTTCTGTGCTACACTGTTTTCATTCCGTCGTTCCGGCAAGACGTAAAGCAACCGGAAACTTTGAAAGGGAAACCATGAGCTTACCTCTAGCATTTCAACCATCCACAATTTGCCCAGACACCGTAATATTTGAAGATGGTACTTCCAAAATTATCCATGAAACGATTGAAGACGAATCCGCAAGCGATATTCTCACCACAAAGGAATCATTCCCAATTGTTAACAAAATAGTCAACGGAATAGTTGTACCTAATTTGCGTGTTCTTCTTGCTTCTGTGCTAGGGACAATAGATGCGTCGATTCCTAATAAGGAGCAAAATAAAGCCGTAAAGCACATAATGCGTAAGTCTTTTGACGATGCTCATTGCAGTATTTTAGAGCGCTCCTATCCTGATGCGGAATGGGTATTTGATAAAGAGTATATCCTGTCTCCCGAACCAAACAGAGGAAAGGCGTTTTCACAAGGAATCATCAAATAAGCGCAGATTTATCTTGACAAGTAAATCGGAATGCGCTATTGTTTAATTCGCAGGCATGGAGAAAAGGCGTCTCGGTGCGCTCATAACGCACACATCGGCACGGTCGGAGCGTGCGCCTGCAACCAGATTAACCACCGACCATATAGAATCGGTGCATCGGGGTTGGGAGTGGTCCATCCCCGCAGAGTTTGCATAGTCGTGAGTTCACGCGGAGCAATTACGCGTGGTGGGGGCATGGCTCCGTTCCATGTAATAATCGGGCGACCACTCGGCAGGTATCCAATCCTGCACTATGCAATTAGGTTGTATCCGACCGGCATTTTGGTCACTAACGTGGTCCCGCGAGTAGGGCTGACAGACCGGAAAGACGGTCACAGTTTTCATCGGCAAGACGGAACATGAACGCCTAGTGGGATACTCTTATCATCTATTTTGGAAAACCAAAATGGTTGCGGAGAAATGGGAAACCTACGAATGAATCTGCGCTCCGGCAGGGTACAAAGTGATAGGTGAAAGTCCTATCCCGATGAAAAGTTTTCTGGGATACGCTGAATCCACTTGAGCTATACGCTAGGATACTGGACGATAGCAACAAACGCGAGTTGCAAATCACCAGATATAACGTATCCCGGATGCGCAATTGGCAAGTCGATAGATACCGTCTACCGAGGAGCAAAGGTGAGATGGTAAGCAGAAATGCTATTTGGACGATCCATGCTCGGTATGGACGACTTGCTAAAAGTTCCCGGTAGTTACATGATACTTCGTTTTTCAGTCGTGTAACTTCTCCTTAACTCTGGCCCGGAGAGGGAAAAGGGCAAAGTTCGATATGTGCTCTGTTGCATGGGAAGCTCTTGAATTATCCTGTCCGATGGATAATTCTTAAAAAAGAGAAGGATGAATTAGGAAAATCGGTCCCTAGTTCTAATTCCTAACACCGCACGGAGCACTAGAGTTTGGTGACGTAGCTTAACGTAAAGTCTTCCCTTGTCACGGGAATGGATGCGGATTCAATTTCCGTCGTCACCGCCATGATAACAGGAGAGTTAAATGAGAGCAGTACCGGGATGGATGTGCGCCGTAGATTTCGATTGGGAACTAGGAGAAGCATCGGGTGGAAACACTATTTATGCTTCCGAAAGAGACTTGCGTAAACACCACGAGTGCGTAGATAAATGTGGGATTCAAGAAGTGGTCACAATGTCGAAGGAAGACTTTGATGAACTGGTTGAGAAGTCTGGAATTGATACTAGCACGATTAGGACTAGCAACATTGGTCCTGCGATTTGGACAAAAAAAGAAGGTTTTGTGGCAAAGTAGAGTTTGTGGCGAGTTCATCTAGTGGTTAGGATACGGCCCCTTCAAGGCTGGTACATGGATTCAAATTCCATACTCGCTACCAAGTATCCGGGTAGAAAGCACCTATAGGATTCCATGGATAGCCTATGGGGAAGCAGAGTGAGGCTAAACCTTACGCCCGGTCCAAAGATTATGCCTATAACGAGAACCGAGATCGCGCTAGGATTAGTAATTAAGTTTCTGAAGAAGCTGTTCTGGTTGTCGATTCTGATATTCTTGTTGTGGGTACAAAGTTTATGAGTTTGCGCGGCGGCGTGGATGGACACGCAAAGCTATCGACGGGGCGACCCGTAGAAACGCGAAGAGTCGGTAGCCAATCTTCTTAGGCCGGAAGTCTACGGAGTGTCACGATGAAGAAATCCTGGACGACAGTTCTGGACCGCGCAAAGTTTTAAAATAGTTCTTGACAACACCGAAAGAAGTTGGTACAGTGAAAAACATGAGAAACCGATTCCAGACCGCAGCGACGACACCGACACAACCAGCCGGTAATCATGCGTGTGCTGGATAGGGGCCTCAAAGACTTACCCCATAATAAGAGCAGTAAACACTGAGGCCCCAGACAAAAGTTTGGGGCCTCTGCATTGTGCGGTAGCATAACGGTAATGCTTTTGATCGTTAATCAAAAAGATGCGAGTCCGACTCTCGCCTGCACAGCCAGTTTAAGTTGGGAAGAAGTTCAACAGGTATGAACGCTAGGCCCTGAACCTAGAGGCAGAAAGTTCGAGACTTTCCTTCCCATCCAAAGATCGGCGTTGATGTGGATGTACGACCGACAGAACCGCGATAACGGGTGACCACGACACTCAAGCGCGGCTGATGATTGGAGAGATAATGAG